GGCACTTCTTTGATAATGACGGCTGGTTACAGTACGGATGGATTAAAGATAATGGTTACTGGTACTTCCTCGACGAAAAAGACGGGCATATGCTGACGGGCTGGCTCAATCGGTACGGCCTGTTCTACCTTGAGCCTGTTTCGGGGGAAAATCAAGGTCATGCGTATATGTCTGAAACCGCAGTCATTGATGGTAAGACTTATACTTTTGATGCAAACTGCTATGCAAAATTAGTAAGCAATGATGTGAAACCAATTGCTTCCGGACGTCCTGATATTAAGCAGAATCCTAATTTTAAAGGATACAATGTCAGCAACAGGAACGACCCGATTATGTACCTCGTTGTTCATTATACGGGTGCAGAAGGCACTGCTAAAAATAACATTGATTATTTTAACGGCGGGAACAGGAACGCCTCTGCTGATTATTTTATCAATCACGATGGAGAGATTTGGCAGTATAATCCGAACATCGAAAAGCGTTATTCATGGCATTGTGGAGGCGGTAGACAGTCTAGTACTGGCGGTTCTTTCTTTGGAAGTTGTAAGAACGCAAATAGTATCGGTGTAGAACTTTGCACACACAAAATAAACGGAGCGTGGACATTTACAGATAAGACTGTTGAATCTGCGAGAAAACTTGTTAAGTATCTTATGGAGACCTACAACATCAAGCAGAAAAACGTGATTCGACACTGGGACGTAAACGGTAAGTATTGTCCGAATGTGTACGGCTGGTTATCAAATTCTACTCAGTGGGATAAGTACAAAGCATCTCTTTCTGCTTCTACTTACTATGACGATGCTCCGCAAATTTACAGAGTAAGAAAATCATGGAAAGAAGCAGATACACAAATTGGTGCGTTTGCAGGATTAGACAATGCTAGAAACTTTGTTAAGGCTCACCCTGGTTATCATATTTATGATAAGAGTGGAAATGAAGTAACTTAATTACGAGAAGAACGTTAAGCCTAGGATACGTTTTTCATACATTGAGTGCAATATAAACTATTGCACTCATTATCTTAATTATAGAGGACATATGGGAGCAATTAACATTTCAATACAAGATACGATAATACCTATGTATGATGATGTGCTTGAAGATATTTTTGAGCATAAACATACGCACTATGTATTTCCCGGAGGACGTGGAAGTACAAAATCATCATTTGTCGGTGGTGTCGCAATTCCTCTTTTAATCATGCAGAATCCGCAGATTCATGCAGTATGTTTTAGAAAAGTTGCGAACACAATTCAAACAAGTATCTTTCCGCAGGTAGTGTGGGGAATTTATAAACTCGGTGTAGAATCATTATTTAAGATTCCTAAAACGTATAGTACACCAATCACATATATTCCTACGGGACAAAAAATTATGTTCTTCGGTCTTGATGACCCGATGAAAGTGAAGTCTATAAAACTACCGTTCGGGTATATAGGTATTACGTGGTTTGAAGAATTAGACCAGTTCAGCGGAGAAAATGAATTACGTACTGTTACTCAGTCTACAATGCGTGGCGGTGAAAAGTTTTGGGATTTTCGTACATTTAACCCACCAATTAGTAAAAATAATTGGGCAAACGAATACACAGAAGATTGTGAAATATACAGGCAAGATAACACATTAGTTGTTCGTAATACATATTTAGATGTGCCCGAAGATTGGCTTGGTCAACAGTTTATTGAAGAAGCAGAAGATTTAAAAGCAATAAATCCTCGTGCATATGAGCATGAGTATCTTGGACACGCAATCGGAACCGGCGGTGATGTATTTCAAAACGTTGAAGAATTTGATGCAGATGCTCCTACAGAAATTCAGGATATTCGTGGTAAAGTAATTAAAACAGTTAAACTATCAGATACGTTTGATACTGTATATAATGGAATTGACTGGGGATTTGCACTAGACCCGTTTCATTATACAAAATGTTATTTTGATTCTCGTAGGTTAGATTTGTATATTTTCAGAGAATATCGTACAATACAATCAAGAAACGAAACGGTATTTAGGGAATTATATGAAGATGAAAAACTAATAACTCCCGAAGAACTTGTAACTGCTGATAGTGCAGAACCTAAATCTATCGCTGACTTTAAAGCGTATGGAGCATTTATACGTGGCGCAGAAAAGGGTCCTGACAGCGTTCGATATGGTATCAAGTGGCTACAAGGTCTTAGGCACATCTATATTGATAAGCGTAAATGTCCGAACACGTGGAGAGAATTTACTACGTATGAGTATGAGAAAGATAAAGATGGCAATTTTATCAGCGCATATCCTGATATGGATAATCACTCTATTGACGCAGTAAGGTACGCTATGGAGAAATACTATAAAAGAAGAGGTAAATAAATGCAGTTTTGTGGGGACAAAAATTCAACGAGATTTTTGGAGCAGAATATTTGCAATCTTGCTTATGCTCAATTTGAGGGTGACGGTGAGTACGATATACCAATGTTACTTCCTACGCATATAGACAATCTTGCTGATATACCGTTACAAGGATTTAATTATGCGCTGAAAGAAAAACGACCCGAAAATATAGGCGTACATTTCTTCTTACATGATTATCAATTTGAAAGGGTTTGGAATTATCCTGACCGATATACAGAGGTACTAAGTAAGTTCGCATTTGTTTTATCTCCAGATTTTTCGCCGTATTCAGATAGTCCTCGTGCAATACAGATATATAATGTATATAGAAACAGATGGTGCGCTAGGTATTGGCAAGAATATGGAATTAATGTTATTCCGACAATAACATGGGCAAATGATGATAGTTTGTCATATTGTTTAAGCGGTGTTCCTAAGCACAGTACGATAGCAATATCTACAATGGGAGAAGGCAGATGGGCAAAGTGGCAGTCATTACGTAGAAACTGGAATCGTATAATGGATACACTTGAGCCCGATGAAATATTATTATACGGTAAAAATATCGCAAATGAATTTCAATTAAGCGGTAATATTATTTATAAAAAACTAATTAGTTCAAAGGTGGCAGTATGAGTGAAAAATCAAGCAGATACGGAAAATATAATAGTAATACATACGGTACTCCGCATCACTTACATCCAAAAGATTGGGGAAACGCTCGTAGATTTGTCGGTTCAGAATTAAACGTGTACGAATATAGGGACCCGGATACGGGCATCGTTTGGCACATTCATGCGCCGGACTTTGAATCTGCACAAACACAAGCGACCATTCGCGGCTGGGTACAGTACAGAAAGCGCAAATCAAAGAGGAAATAACATGGCGATATGGAATAGCATCGTAGCAAAGTTAAAGGAGATGTTGCACAAAATGACCGGACCAAAAACTATAGAAAAGTCGTTAAATATATCCCCCACAATTTCTATGCGTATGACAAAAGCAATTAGTTTGTGGTCAGATATGTACGGAGATAGAAGCCCTTGGGTACATGAGCCGAGTATTGAGGACCCTACTAGAGTTGTATCATTAGGACTGCCGGCTATGATTGCGAGTGAAAAGGCAAGAACTGCCCTCATTGAACTTGCGTCTGAAATTACTACTCCTATGAAAGAAGTAGAAAAGTCAAATCCAAATTATAAACCGGCAGAACCCGATGAATTAGGAAACATCATTCCTACTAATGAGCCGAAGATGATTAAGGATGAAATACCGAAAGGTCCTACAGAACGTGCTACATACCTTAACAGTCAATACAAGAAATTAAAGCGACAACTGAGAAAACAGATTGAGTACGGTGTAGCAAAAGGCGGACTTGTATTTAAGCCGTATATTGTAAAATCTGAGGCGGGTATCGGTATCGGTAATAAAGAGTTTAATGTCGGTGTAGATAATACAAGCAGTGATAAAATTGATTCCGAATACTCGATTGAGTTCGATTATATTCAAGCAGATTCTTTTCTTCCACTCACATTCGATGCGGCAAAAAGAATTACAGAGGCGGCATTCATCCAGTCAAAGATTGAACAGAATGTTATTTACCGCAGACTTGAATATCATAAGTGGGAAAATAACACTGTAACAATTATTAATAAAGCCTTTAAAGCGACCAACATCAGCGACAACATTCAAAATAGTTCTATTGAATTAGATTTGGGTGAAGAAATTGCTTTAACAGAGGTGCCAGAGTGGAGCGCATTGCAACCCGAAACAACGATTGCAAACGTTGATAGACCGCTCTTTGCATACTTTAAAATGCCTGAGGCAAATACTGTAGATACAGTCAGTCCGTTAGGGGTGTCAGGATTTAGTCGTGCCGTAAATCTCATTAGAGATGCAGACTATCAATATAGCAGACTGCTTTGGGAGTATGAAGCGGGCGAAATGGCGGTAAACGTAGACAGAGATGCGTTTACGTGGATGGGAGATGAGAATGGCGAGACTAATGGACATTCAAAACTAGCCACAATGCAACAACGTTTGTATAGACGCATGGATATAGGTGCTGATGAATTATTCGAGCCTTACGCTCCCATGCTCAGAGATAACAACTATATTGAGGGCTTAAATGCTATTCTGATGCGTATTGAGGACGTATGTGGAATCAGTAGAGGAACACTGTCTGACAGTATTGATATTGCAAGAACGGCAACTGAGTTAAAGATTCTGAAACAGCGTTCTTATCAGACTAACGCAGATATTCAGGAAGCAATTCAGAATACTCTTGAGGACGTTATTTACATTATGAACACATATTGTGATTTATATGAAATCACACCTCCTGGAGAGTATGATGTAAACTTCGAGTGGGATGATAGTTTGATTGTTGATACTGACGCAGAATTAGAAAAGCGCATTGTCCTGCAACAAAATGGTATCGTCAGCAAGGTTGAAAACAGAATGTGGTACTTCGGTGAAACTGAAAGACAGGCACAAGAAGCACTCATTAAGATTGCAAAAGAAGAAGCACAATCTATGGAATCTGATTTAGTGAGGGAGACTAATCAGATAATGCAACGTAGACAAGAGGGCGAATTTAAGCAAAAGAGGGAAGATGAGTATTAATGTTAAGTGATACTGCTATTGATAACCTTGTTCAACAAATTGTTAATCGACAAGAGGGTATTAATATTTATGTACTTACTAAAATTGCACATCGTTTGAGAACTATAGGAGAATTATCTCCAAATAATATTAAACAGATGCAGATTTTAGTACAAATGGGAACGGATATTAGACAAATGAATGATTACCTTGCAGAAATGTCTAATATGCAAGTCCGTGATATTAAAAGCATTATAAAGACAGTAGCACTCGATAATTATTTGGATGCAAAGCCATTATATGATTATCGACACCGTTCATTTGTACCGTTTGAACAGAATACCAAATTACAGCAGATTACAAATGCCATTGCAGAACAAACTGCAAATACGTATAAAAATTTATCCAATTCTAGTGCAACTGGATTTTGGGTAAAAGATAAATACAATCCTCAACAATTAGTATTTAAATCAATAGATAATAGTTATCGAGATGCGGTAGATAAAGCAATACAGGCAGTTCAAAGCGGTGCTGTTGATAAAGAAGAGGCAATTCGTAATGTTGTAAAACAACTGCTTGATAGCGGTATTCGTAGAATGTACTGGGATAGCGGATATTCTCAGAGATTAGATACTGCGGTAAGACGCAATATTCAAGACGGTGTAAAACAGATAAATCAGCGTATTCAAGATGAAATAGGTAAACAAATCGGTGCAGACGGAAAAGAATTAAGTGTTCATATCAATTCTGCACCTGACCACGAACCCTTTCAAGGGCATCAGTTTACTAATGAGGAATACGAAAAATTACAAAGTAATGAAGATTTTAAAGATGTAGTCGGACAAAAATTTACGGGTGTAAAAAGAATAATCGGAGAGTGGAATTGTAGACACTTTGCCCTCTCTATTATAGTTGGTCAATCAAAGCCACGATATTCAGAACAACAGTTACAGAATCTAATACGAAAAAATCATATAGGTTATACTAATGCAGATGGTAAACATTTTACATTATATGAATGTACACAAGTTCAGCGGAAGTTAGAAACTAAAATACGCTATGCAAAAGAAGAACAGATGTTGATGAAGGAATTAAAAAACAATACTTTTCGTACTTTAGCAAGACGCAAAGTGGAATATCTTACCGCTGAGTATAAAAGATTCAGTAAGCAGAGTAATATGCCGATGAGGCTGAACAGAACAACTGTACCCGGATATAAATCGTGGTGAGAAAGTATTTACAAAATTAGTAACATATTATATACTAATCGTAACAACAGTTTAATATTGTTGTTGTCCTCCTAGACGTTGGCACAAGTACTCCCCACGACTTGTGCCAATTAAGGAAATGCGTTCTACCGCCAAACTGCCCGGCGGATATATAAATGAGCAGATATAAAAGAATGTAAAGGAGAATGTAACATGAATGTAAAAGAACTTTTTGACAAGGCAGAGAATGGTACACTTACATACGACCAGTTCGTATCTGCGGCGGGAGAATCAAAATTTGTTGATTTAACCGAAGGTAACTATGTATCAAAGCAGAAGTATGATAACGAAATTAGTGACCGAGACGGTAGAATTAATACGTTAAATGCGACAATTCAAACTCGGGATGCTGATTTACAGACGCTTCAAGATACATTAAAAGATGCAGGAGATATTGAAGCATTAAAGACTGCTTCTAAAGACCTCAGCGAACTGCAAAAGAAGTATGATAAGGAAACTAAAGCATACCAGGCTCAGTTAAGTCAACAGGCTTATGAGTTCGCCGTAAAAGAGTTTGCAAATAGCAAACAATTTACGAGCAAAGCCGCACAAAGGGATTTTACACAGGCAATGATTGCAAAGAAATTGCAATTTGAAGATGGTAAACTCATTGGCGCAGAAGATTTTGTACAGATGTATGCTAAGGATAACGATGATGCGTTTGCAAAAAAGGCAGACCCGAAGCCACAATTTGTACAGTCTACTGAACCGAAAAAGCCGGATAAACTTACTTTGTCTCAACTTATGAAGATGAAAAATGATAATCCGGACGCAGTAATTAACATTTAATTGGAGGTATTAAAATGCCGCAGTTTGATAGCAAACTTTTTAATGGCGAAGTGTTTCAGAAATACGTTGATAGAGTTCCGAATCTGAAACTCAATGAACTGCTTAAATCTAGGGCAGTTGTTGCAAGACCCGACCTTGCTAGTGCAATGGCAGACCAGGTTGGTGGCAACTATATTACAACTCCCTTAAAGGGACTTATTAGTGGAACTATTCCGCTTAACTATGATGGTGTAACAAATATTACATCTCAGACCACGCAGACCTTCTCTCATAGCAGAGTTGTTGTTGGTCGTGCGCAGGCATGGACTGAGAAGGACTTCTCCTATGACATCACTGGTGGTGTAGACTTCATGGAGAATGTTGCACAGCAAGTTGCTGAGTATTGGGATGAAATTGACCAAGCAACCCTCGTATCTATTCTGACTGGTGTGTTTAGCATGACAGATGCAGAAGGGGCACGTTTTGTTTCCGAACATACTCATGATATTCACACAGTCGCAAACAGTGAAGGCAAAACTGGATTTATGGACGCTACTTCTCTGAACACTGCTATTCAGAAAGCAAGTGGTGACCACAAAAACAGATTCTCTCTTGCTATCATGCACTCCGCAGTTGCTACTAATCTTGAGAATATGAAAGTTCTTGTATATCTCAAATACAACGATGCGAATGGCATGGAGCGTGAGACTGGTCTTGCTACTCTGAATGGTAGACTTGTTATCGTTGATGATAGTATGCCGATTCTTGAAGATACCGGCACTGCTACTTTTTCCAAGACTTCTGATACCGCTGTTACTGCTGGTAAGACTTATTATACTCGCACAGGCACTTCTGGTAACTACACATACACGGTTGTTGTTAATCCTGTCGATGCTTCTATTAATAACTACTATGAAAAGACGGGCACAGGCAATCCGATGTATGTAACGTATCTGTTCGGTGACGGTGCGATTGAGTATACGAACTGCGGTGCCAAAGTTCCTGCAGAAATGAGTCGTGACCCGAGGACTAACGGTGGTCAAGATACTCTGTATAACAGACAGAGAAAGTGCTTTGCTCCTTACGGCATCTCTTTCACAAAGGCACATATGGCTACACTGTCTCCTACTGATGCTGAACTTGCTGATGGTGCTAACTGGGAACTCGTTAATACCGGTGGTTCTAACAAGAAATATATCAATCTGAAGGCTATTCCGATTGCGAGAATTATCTCCCTCGGCTAATAATTGATTACGAAAGGCGGTGACTTCAATGTATCTCACGTATGATGAATATTTAGCATTTGGTGGTACAGTAGAAGAAACCGCCTTTGATAATTTAGAATTTGAGGCTCGTACTGTCATTGATTGGTGGACGTATAATAGACTTCAAAATGATGAAGAATATCCCGAAGCCGTCAAACGTTGTATGTTTAAACTAATTAACATTATCATTGCAAAACAGCGGGCTCAACTTTTGAAAAACAACGGAACCGTCAATACTGACGTTACTGAAAGTGGAATTGTTCAGCAATCAAATGACGGTGTATCAACAACATACAATATCATGTCGGCAAGTGAGATTATTGCACAGTCTGGAGAAGATGTTAAATCCACAATACGAATGTATTTACAAAACGTGCGAAATTCTTTAGGACGAAAAGTTCTATATAGAGGTTTATATCCCGGTGAATAATTATCCTAGTTGGTGGAATACCACAGTAACACTGTTTAATAAATATGAGGACCCGACAACACAACTTGTATCGTGGTATAAAACAAAAATAGACGGATGTTTTTGGAGTAATCTTAACGATAAAGTAAAAATCGGTAAAACTATTTTAGAAACGGACGGCGTAATTTGTCGAATCAGAAAAGATAGTCGCTATTTAGATTTGGAACAGTGGTTATCCCTACCGGCGGATAAGAAAACTGAGTATTTTACAGTAAGTCAGCAAGATATAGTAATTAAGGGTGAAATAGACGATACAATTGATGAGTACCAGTCGGGACACCGATCCACTGATTTATTAGCAAAATATAAACGGCTTCAACGCTGTATTGAAGTTGAACAGTTTATGGATAATACAGGCGGAGGCCGAGGAAACGAGCATTATTTTGTAAAAGGTTTATAACAATGGCAGAGGGTGAAATTAGTGTAATCGTTCAAGACAACGGCATAACAACAGCACTGCAAAAGAAATTGTCTTATTTATTGGACGATTGGGAAGTACGAAACGGTGTAACGGAAATTATTCGGGATGAGATGAATAAATTTGTTCCGAGAAAAACAGGAAACCTTGCTCGTAATACTGAAATTTCTGATGATGAAATTATATGGACATCTCCATATGCTCATTATCAGTATATGGGATTTGTATATGGTCCCAACTTTCCGATAATAGATAAAGATGGTAATTCAGGTTGGCGCTCTCCAAAAGGTAAAGAAAAATATCCAACGGGAAGAGTAATCCAATATCATACTCCGGGAACAGGTAGTTTCTGGGATGAGAAACTTCTGAATAATTCTAATGCCCGCCGTATAATGAATATTCGTATTACCGCATATCTAAAGCGTATGGCTAGAGAAAAGGACTTGTAATGAGTGATAAAAACCAAGCAGTTATTAATTACATATTGCAATGTCCGCAGATAAAGGATACTCCTTTGTATTTTAACTTTATCAACGCTAAAGACAATACGGCTCAAATTCTAACCTCATCAAATGATAGATATACTGAAAAGCCCGACATTACGGGTGCAGTAGAAAAACAATACACATTTACAATAATGGTATTTAAATCTATTACAGATGACGCAATTGTAAAACTTGAAGGATTCGCACATGAAAATGTCGAAGAACTTTCATATATACAGGAATTAATTGATTGGATTGCGGAACAGGATGATTTAAAAAATTATCCAGATTTTGGAGAAAATTGTGAAGTCGATAGCATTCGTACATCAGAAGAAACTCCGAAATTGGAAGCAATAAATGCGCAAGTGTCTCCCGCACTTGCAATGTATAGTGTAACTATACAGATAACTTATGTTGACAACAGTAAAAAACTTTGGAGGTAACTGAAATGCCTATTGCTCAGTTTAATCTTGCTCAAAATCAACGTGCCGAGCGTAAACTGCTCATTACGGTTGCTGAGTGGACAGAGGATAATGCGCAAGTTCGTGAGATTCTTGGTAGACGTACAGAAGATTCCAGTATTGATTATAATGCTGACATTGAGACTACTACTGATATTCTCGGCATTAACTATACTGACCTGAACAGAACTCAGCCTCAGCAGGACTTCGATCCTTATCTGATTCTTGGAGGTTCTAAACTCGGTGCGAAACTGAATGACATCAGACGTAGAAACGCTCTTTCTGAACTGGATAACTTTACCGTATATATCATTACTGCGTTTGTTGGTGATTCAACAAAGGGTTATGCAACTGAGAAACACACTGGTTGCACAATTGTATACAATAGCATCGGCGGTGATGCGAATGTAAATATGCCCATCAGTGTATACTTTAGTAATAACATTACTACCGGAACAGTTGATAAACTCAGTGACGATTTTGTATTTACGGCAGACGCCTAATATTGACGTTCTATAGGAGGACAAACTTATGGGAATTGTAAATAATAATATTGTTGACATTGACTTATCTATAACTCGGAAAAAGCGATTTAGGATTGATGGGGATGATAACAGAATTATTGAACTTAATACTTCTGATATGACGATCCTAAATCGACTTGACGAGGCTGATAAACAGTTGCGTGAATTAGCGGATAAGGCAACTTTCGGTATGTCTGAAACTGGTGAAGATGATAATGCAGATGTTGTAAAGGAACTCCTTGCAACTGATAAACAGATGAGAGCCATCATTGATTATCTTTTTGATGCTCCAGTTTCAGATGTTTGTGCTCCTGACGGTTCTATGTATGATCCATTTAATGGTAAATATCGTTTTGAGCATATCATGGAAACATTGTTCGCACTATACGAAAAGAATATTTCTGAGGAAATAAAAAAGATGCGAAAAAATGTGCAGAAGCACACCGATAAATATACGAAAAAATAATTATGTATACAATTCCTATTTCAGTCGTAATAGACAATGTTGAATATGGGATAAGAAATAATGGGGACTACCGAGTAATTCTCGATTGCTTTAGCGCATTACAGGATGTAGATTTAACAGAGCAAGAAAGAGTATTCGCAAGCCTCATTATTTTTTATCAAGATTTAAATAACTTAGAGGACGTTCTTATACAGACTAATTTGGTAGAACGAGTGACTGAAATGTATAAGTTCTTCAATTGTGGAGATGCGGATACAATAGGTACAAAAGTTCCTTATAAGTTAATAGATTGGGAACAAGATTCTCAATTAATCAGTAGTGCAATTAACGCCGTTGCAAATACTGAAATAAGAAGTTCACCGTATATACATTGGTGGACATTCATGGGATATTTTTCTGCTATAGGTAAATCGTTGTTGTCGAATGTAATAACTATTCGAGAGAAACTTCTTAAAGGTAAGAAGTTAGAAAAGTATGAACGAGAATTTAGACGAGATAATCCTAAATACTTTGTTTGGAATAGTAAGTCAGTCGATGATGCCGAAGCAGATAAACTTTTACAAGAGTTATGGAATAACGGTGAATAACGATGGCAAATGTTGATGGAGATATTACTTTACGAGTAGACGTAAAGCCTGGTGACGTACTTAGTGCGGCAAACGATATTAAACAAGAATTTAAAGAAATTTTTGACCAAACTTCTGGACAACAGTTATCTGCCCCGTTCAATAACGCAAAAATAAGCGCCGTAAAATTATATAATGAGATGGAAAAAATTACGTCTAAGATGGCAGAGTTGGACGAAGCGATGACCAAAGAAGGCGTTGATCCACTTGACAAAGCAAAATATTCGGCAAAATATGATGCGTTAGTAACAAACTTAAATGACGTAACTAATAGGGCAACTGTTACACGAGATAAGTTGAATGAGTTAGCATCTGCCGTTAGTAGCGCATCAGATACAGCACTTCCTACAGTTTCTAGGTTTGACATACTTAAACAGTCGTTTATAGAAATAGCAAAAAATGCGGGAAAAGTTGTTACTGCTTTTTTAAAAATTAGTAGTAGAAATATATTGGCCGGCATATCACGATTAACAAGTGGTATGAAAAATCTTCATAAACATACCGGCAGACAAAATAACGCATTACAAGTAGGTTTTAAAAATTTCATTCGATACGGACTCGGGGTTCGTTCTGTATTTGCATTAATTAATAAACTAAGAAGAGCATTAGGTGAAGGCATCGGGAATCTTGCCCAATACTCTCCCGAATTTAACGGTGTAATATCTGATTTTATCAGTGCGCTCGAAACATTAAAAAATGCTTTTGCCACTGCGTTTGCTCCCATTCTCTCAGTAGCATTACCACTACTCACTGCATTAATGAATGCGCTGGTAGATGCGGTATCATTAGTAGGACGTTTCTTTGCGGCATTAACCGGCCGTAATACATTTGTACAGGCAAAACACGTAAATAAAGATTATGCGGCATCTTTACAGAAAACTGGAAAAAGTGCTGACGGTGCGGCAAGCGGTATTGACAATGCAAAAGAATCGGCGGAAGATTTACAACGTACAATAGCGGGATTTGACGATGTTGAAATTTTGCATGAAAATAAACCGACTAGTTCATCAGGCAGCGGCGGTAGCGGGTCAGGTAGCGGTGCTGGAACAAAACTGTCTCCTGCAGATATGTTTGAAACTGTAGGAATAGAATCGCCTATTGCTGATTTAGCGAAGCGTTTACGAGAACTAATAGAAAATCAAGATTGGGTAGGGCTCGGGCAGTATCTCGGTGAAAAGATTAATTCTGTTTTTCAAAAAGCGAAAGAACTCATATCCTGGGATAATTTAGGAGATAGAATAACAAAAATCATAACCGCAATAACAACGACATTTAATAGTCTTGTTGATACGATAGATTGGGAGTTAATAGGTAGTACCTTTGCAGAAGGTATTAATACAATAATAAAAACGCTTGATTTATTAATAACAGGAATAGATTGGGCACTACTCGGCAGAAGTATTGCAGAGGGCTGGAATGGTTTATTTAGCAATATCGACTGGCTTGGCGCAGGTAAATTAATTGGCGATGGTATAGTTGCAGTATTTGATTTTTTATATGATGCTATAACAACTTTTAAATGGGAAGATTTAGGTAAGAATCTAGCAACAGCATTATATAAAGTATTTACCACAGTTAATTGGGACAAAGTAGGAAAGACATTTTCAAACGGAGTAAACGCGGTTCTTAATTTACTATACGGGTTTATAACGACATTTAATTGGGCAAGTGCAACCGCTCGTTTAATGGCGGCAGTAAATTCATTTCTTCAAAATGTTGATTGGAAACGTCTAGGTGCAACTTTAGGCGAACTTATAAAGGCGTTACTGCAAACATTTAAAACAATCATTGCAGAATTTGATTGGCGCGCACTCGGAGAATCTATTATTAAGTTCCTATCAGGCGTTGATTGGGCAGGTTTAATTTCTGAATTATTATCTACTATTGTTCAAATTGGATTAAGTCTATTAGAATTTAATCTTGGTATGAGCAGTGCCCTTGTAACCGGTTTAATAGATATTTTAGGCGGACTTGCAGAAAAAGTTCGTGAATATTTTGAACAATATGGCGGAGACATTATTCAAGGCTTAATCGACGGCATTGTTGCCGCTATTAAGGGTATTGGAAAATGGATAGAGGACAACGTTGTTAATCCGATTATAGACGCCTTCAAAGAAGCATTCGGCATCGCATCGCCTTCAAAGGTAATGAAGCAGTTAGGCGGATATGTAACGCAAGGATTATTATTAGGCATAAGCGGTGCTTGGACAACTATCACTACGTTCTTTAAAAACGCAATTACTACAATCAGTAATTTCTTTAAGAATTTCAATTGGCGAGATTTAGGAAGTAGTATAATTCAAAAACTGCATAACGGTATTTCAAATGTATGGGGAACGGTAACATCATTCTTTACTAACGGTGTAAATACAATCAGGAATTTAATAAATTCTTCTAATTGGAGCGGTTCAGGAAATACGATTGTAACTAAATTAAAGAGCGGTATTTCCGCTATGTGGAACTCGTCAATAGTATCATATATACGAACCGGTATTTCTGGAATTGTCAGTACGATAACAAATGCGAACTGGACTTCTTCGGGAGCAACAATAGTATCGAAATTACGCTCAGGACTTGCCGGCACATGGTCATACATTTCCTCATTTGCACAGAGCGGCGTATATCAGTTAATGTCAATGTTTCAATCATCTAGTTGGCACAGTGTCGGTTCAAATATTTGTGCCGGCTTAGCAAATGGTATTTATTCGGGATGGAGTTGGGTAACGACCGCGGCCCGTAATCTAGCCCGTTCTGCGTATAACTCTGCAAGAAACGCACTGAGGATACATTCACCTTCTGTTGTATTTCGAGATGCAATTGGTAAGATGATTCCAGCAGGTATGGCAGAAGGTATCGAAGATGGTAGTAATCTTGCAATACGAGCAGTACAAAATCTTGCAACTGCTGTGGCTGATACTGACATACCGCAATTACAAATTCCGGCTGTTGCATTAGGAGAAGTGGTGCCGTACGAAACGACTAAAAATATTGATGCGGTTAATGAAACTATGAAATCTTTATTAGATGTGTTAAAATACAGTCAAAATAATGTTATAACTAAAGACGAACTAGTTTCCGCACTAAACACTATATTACCAACTATGTTGCAACGTTATGTGAGTTTCTATATTGGAGATGAACAAATTGCAAGACACGCAAATGCAGGTAATAACTTATTAGATTACAGATTTAATCCAGTAGGTAAATAATATGAGCATAGAAAAGAAGCCGTTTAAAGTTGATGGGGTTGCAATACCAACCCCATCAACATATGAAGCAGGAATAGAAGATTTATCGTCAGAACAAACGGGGCGAACACTTGATGGAGTTATGCACAAAGATGTTGTTGCCGTTAAAGATTATTATACGTGTACATGGAAAGTATTATCGTGGGAAGATATGGCAACAATATTAAACGCGATAGATGGTAAAACTAGTTTTCAATTTACGTATGCTGACCCAAGAGTGCCTAATCAATTCATCACTAATACATTTTATGTCGGGGAACGCACTACGCCAGCATTAAATTTAGCGGACCCGAAAAAAACATGGAAAGATTTGTCACTCAAATTTATAAGGATATAAATTATGATTGAAGTTTCTCAAACTTATAAAGATACATTAGCAACCGGCAGACGTAATTTTAATGCGCTTATTTATATCACACTTGCAGACGGAACAACCTTGCCGGTACTGACGAATGCTAATTTACGTGCATTTTCTATTGATGATGCCGTTTCTGATGATAACGCATTTACTATGTTGGGTAGTACAATTATAAATCAGTGTAGAATCACAATTGATAATTTGCACGATGAGTATAGAAACTATAATTTTAAATATGCTGACATAGTTGTATATATTGATTATGCACTGATAGACGGAACAACGGAACGCATACGAAAAGGTACATTTTATGTAGATACTGATTTATATATTAGCGGAACAGTGGAACTTACGTGTTTCGATAATATGGCAAAATTTGATAAAGATTATTCCTTGAGTAATCTACAATATCCTGCAACGATTAGAGATATTATTTTAGATGCGTGTACAGTGTGTAATGTGCCATTTTCTTATATTGAAATACCAAACGGCGACTTTTTAATTCCAGAACGTCCTAATAAAAATCAAACCACGTTTAGACAAGTGCTTGGTTGGGCTTGTCAAATTGTAGGGTGTTTTGCAAGATGTAATACATTGGGTCAACTTGAAGTAAAGTGGTGTGACCTCGATGTTCTTGAGAACGTATACGGCTCCTTAGACGGTGGTACATTTGATGATAATACACCGTATGAAACAGGTGCAACTGCGGATGGCGGAACATTTAATCCATGGAATACGGGATATATAATATCTTCTTCGTCATTCTCATCTCAGGCAGAATCTCATAATTTTTATTATAATTATTCACAAGATATTGCGATAGAGGACACAGTAATATCTGGAGTTAGTATAGTTGTAGATACTAATTTATTCCTTGATAGCACAAATAAATTAGCATTAGGTATATATGACGGTAATTTAATATTAGAAAAAACTGCTGATGCTCCGGCTGATTTTTATTTAAATGAAAACGGCGAACTTGTTGTAAATTATATTAATGCGTCAGACGCCTTTTATCTCGATGAAAACGGAAGCGTGATTATGCGAACAGAATCTTCTATGGAACGGGAAGATTTTACAGATAATCAAGAGATTTATAATGCCGGCTCAGAAGGATATGTAATTACAATTGAAAAGAACGAATTAATTACCGCTGAAATCGCACAACGAGTAGTTACGCTATTAGGAGATAAACTTGTCGGAATGCGATTTAGAAAAGCAACTACGACACATATGGGAGACCCAACAATTGAAGCGGGTGACATCGCAGTGTTGTGGGATGCAAAAAATCGTTCATATCCGATAATTGTAACTCGAACAGAATTTTCAATTGGAAAACAACAAAAAACAATCTGCGGAGTAGAAAGCCCTTCTCGAAATGTTGCGACTAGATACACTGAAACTGCCCAAGCATATTTACGAATAAAAGACCAGCTCAAACGAGAAAAAACTTCGAGAGAACTTGCAGTAGAAACCTTAGCAGGAAGATTGGCGGCGTCTTCTGGATTATACAGTACAATAGAACAAACAACTGCGGGCAATATTTATTATCTACATGATAGACCTGATTTAGACGAATCTCAGATTGTCTGGAAAATGACTGCTGAGGCGTGGGGAGTATCATCTGACGGCGGACAGACTTGGAACGGCGGCATGACAGTAGACGGCGATACAATTGTTCGTATTTTATCCGCAGTTGGAATTGACGCTGACTGGATTAAAACAGGTATAATTCAAGATAGAAACGGTCTAAACTTTATAAATTTAGATAATGGTAATTTACGCTTTAGAAGTTCTACGTCAGCGGCATATTTAGATTTTAATGATGCAACAATAACAACGTATAATAGATGGAGCGGCTTTAAAGGTGTAAATTTACGAGACAATAAAGTATTATTGTATAACTGGAATTCTGATGGTCAATTGGCAGGATATTTAACTTCACTCGTTAATAATGTTGATTCTACGTTTTACGGTACGGCACTTGTTAAACCGTACAATGCAAATCACGTTGCATTAGGATATGAAAGAAATACTGATCCTACTAGCTCAACTTACCGCGGTTTTGAACTAGTAGGACGTGACACAAATACACCAGTTCTGCGTTCTAACCTTAAACATATATTTAGAGATGAGATTCAAGTACACGATTATATAAATGGTTCTTATGAAACGTGTTTCAGACTTCATGTAGGAAATACACAAGATTCTGCAACTAAAATTACACACGTTCGTTCTAGTTATTTACATATTACAGAACAGGAAATAGTTAATAATAGCGGCATCTTAATTAGCAGTGATGCTGTTAGAAGCGCATTAGGATTAGATAGTTTTGAATATTCAACTATTACTATAACGGATGATGTAAATATTCGAGGCGGATACGACCTTAGACTTATAAGTGGAAGTCATCTCGAACTATGCTACGGTTCTGAATTTGTTAATTTATATTCATGGCCCCAAAACGGTGAATTATGTGTTCGTTCATCCGGCGGATTATCTTGTTACGGAACTAAGAATAGAATAGTTAAAACCAAGGAATACGGGGACGTGGCGTTAAGTGCATATGAAACTACAACTCCGTATTTTGGTGACATAGGCTCTGCAAAACTTGACGCAACAGGTGTTTGTTATGTAGAATTAGATAACATCTTTTTAGCGACCATTACTACTGACATGGAATATTTTGTATTTTTACAAAAAGAGGGTCCCGGTGATTTATGGGTTGCGAACAAGGAAAAAACATATTTTGAAATTAACGGAACACCGAATTTAAAATTTGCCTGGGAAGTTAAAGCACGACAAGTGGGATATGAAAAACAGCGTTTAGAGCGTGACTATGCCGCAAGTGACGAAGAATCGGTGAATTATGCTGATTTAGGATTCTCAGAATATGTTCAATTCGTAAACCAATTCAATAATCAATCGTTACCGAGTGACGATGAGTAAGTTTAACTATATATAAATAAGGAGAATACAATGATTAGAATTACAAGTTTCACACATTTTCTTACTGGTGAAGGCAATCGAATCGCATACTCATATTCTGAAATTTCCGAAACTGGTGAAATCGAAAAACAAAATGAGCGCGGAAATTTCATTGTTGTAGATTCAGAAACCCTCGCCGCAATTAATTTAATTAATTCTAAAATTCAACAGAAATTAGAAGCAACTGAATAAGAGGTATTTACATGGCTATACAAAACAGACGCGGTAATTATGCTGACTTTGACCCACAGAAAATGGTTGCGGGTGAATGGGCAGTTGTACAGTCCGGTGATCCAAATTCAACAAGGGGCAAAGCCGTATATATGGCGTTTAATGTAGGAGATATTGAACGTATGGCAACATACGAAGATATGCAGGAGAATATCGTATCTGCTACATCTGACGTTCAGGCACAATTCGCATCGGAATTAACGCAGACAATTAATGACGCAAATTCGGCAGTAGATGATATGCAAACTAGTATTGATAATGAAATACAGTCTGCATCGGATACAGTAGCAACTTTGACTACAAATACTAATACTGCTATAAATTCGGCAAATACCGCGGCGGCAACTGCGAATGCGGCGGCAGACCGTGCGAATGACGCAGTAGAAGCAATTCAAGCAATTATTGATACGGATTCAGTCGTATTATCCTGGAACGGTAGAACAGGAGAGGTTAATCCGCAGGTCGGTGATTATACGTCCGCACAAATAACCCATGGGTCAGGTACTGTATCTTCGGCATTAACATTTGATTCTGCACCAACAGCAGGTAGTCAGCGAGCAGTACAGTCAGGAGGAGTATACTCTGTTCTTGGCAATGAGACGATGGGAACAACTGCTACAACTATTACAGGAGCAATAGCGGAATTAGTAACTAAGCGAAGTAATAACTTAGTAGTCGGATATGGTGGTTCAAGAGACCTTAGCACGACTTTTGTTATTGTTCCAGTAACTAACGAATATGTATTAGGTGCATCATTTGAAAAAGTTAGTGATGGCGGGTATCGTGCAACTAAAGACGGTGTAGTATTAGTTTCTGCATATTGTTACGCTTCGGGATTTAATACTGATGATGTTGTAGTACTTTCAATTGGACGATATAACAACAGTTGGGTTTGGACATCTGATACTATTGTTATGACTGCGGGTACAACACAACGTACCGGTGTTATAGCCAATTTTCCTGTACAAGTTAATGCAGGTGATATTATTTATCTACGTGCTAGAAATGCCGCAGCCGCAAGAGGAAGTGTAGCAAGTTCCAGGCTTGTAATTGAATACATTTAATTACCATATGCAACTATATGATTTTACCGTTCCTGAATTAAATAAGTTTCGTGAACTCTGTAATTTCACACCGGATGAATTAGCCTATTTTGAATTGCGCTCAAAATATAAGTCAAACGTGGAAATTGCATTAACGATGCACATAAGCGAAGCAAAAGTATCAAAACTAGCACGAAAAGTTAAAGATAAAATAATTAGAGTGGTATAGAATTTTCATATAATTTTCGTAAGAGAATCGCATAATTGCGGTTCTCTTTTTTATTTTATGCTCTTTATAGAACAAATAAGTAAGGAGCGTACACATGAGAGACATAGGATTTGTATTAAATGACATAATGCGAATCAATAACTGCTCTCCTGTGTGCGCTCTTTTTATGCTTACAGAAAAGGATAAGAGCAGTGAGTTACATAAATTACAATCCGAATGAATATTATAGAGGTAAATGACGCAATAAGAGAATTGGAATCTGCTGATGCTTCTTTATATAATATTCGCAATTTAGCGTCACTATATATAGTACAAGGACAAATGCAAGGTAAATTAAATTCTGTGATGCAACAATCTAATGATGCGGTATTAACAGAACTATATGAAGTCATACCGTCTTATAAACAATACGTAATCGCAAAAAGGCGGAGACAACTTAATGAAATATCTGAGGACCTAGTGTTAGATACATTAAGTCGATTAGGAAAGGAATTAAGAGATTTTGTAAAATCTTTATATACGGCTACTGCAAGTGAAAACGAACGAATATTATTAAGCAAGATAATTACCGATTTAAAGAACGTCACATGACGTTCTTTTTTATTTGACAAAATACATAGTTACGTAGTATAATATTAAAGTAGAAATTAACTCAGAACTCAAAAAACGTGAGGTACTAAAATGAAAGATTTAAACACACTGTTACAGGATGCAAAAGATGTTCTTGATGATTTAGGTATTGAGTATGGAAAGATTGTTCACTGCTATGTGAATAACCGAGCGCAAAGGCGTTGGGGTCAGTGTCGCAGAGTTGGAAATAACGTTTATGAAATTGAAATTTCCCGTAGTCTCATGACAGATGATGTTACTTGGGAAGCGGCAATGAACACGATGATTCACGAACTTCTCCACGCACACAAAGACAGAATGTGTCACACAGGTGAGTGGAAAAGATGTGCAGAACTTGTGAATAGAGAATATCCTATTTACAATATCAAAAGATGCAGTTCCGCAGAAGAACGTGGTGTAAATATCAGTAACGCTCGGCATTATAATTACAAGGTTGTTTGTGATAATTGCGGAACTACTTGTTACTACACAAGAGCGGGAAAAGCAATTAAGAAAATTCAAGCATACGGTTCAGCATCCGGATATTTTTGTACAAAATGCAAGAGCAAAAATTTATATGTGGAGGTATTATAATGGCAAAGAGGTCAAACAGATGGAGTTGGGAAGAGTGCAGAAAAATTATACAGGAGCATAAAGATAAAACGAATTGGTTTAATGAAACAATTTCAATGGACAGTATGTTCAATATGCTTCGCTACGACATGAAGTTTGGAGCGGCGGAAGCAACAATCATTATAGCGGCACTAATATTAGCGGGAGCAAGATTTTCTGACAGACAATAAGCGTTTTGGTAGCAGTATGACTTTACTCATACTGCTATCTTTTTGTTGACAGAATATTATACAACGTGATACAATATTATTGTAGACATATAGATTAAGTTCTGAAAGGAGAACTAAGGTGATTAATATAAACATTGCAAACTCAAAAAAGTGTAACGGTGATTATTCCATGTTTATTACATTCGACTACGACCAGAAGATTGTCGATGTAATCAGAGAATTTCCTTCTCGTGCATGGGATAAAGAGAAAAAAGAGTGGGAAGTTCCTTTTACAAAACTCAGTGAGTTCATTACAAAACTGTCCGATTATGACTTTGATATTACGGGCGAATTTGTAACTCTTGAAAAGCCGAAAGCAGTAACTCCTCACGGATTCAAGTTCAAGACAACTCCGTTTCAGCATCAGGTTGACGGATTCAATTACGGCTTACAGTATGACAGATGGCTTCTCGGTGATGAACAGGGACTTGGAAAGACAAAGCAGGTAATTGACATTGCAGTTGCTAAAAAGTTGCAGAAAGGTTATAAGCACTGTCTCATCATCTGCGGAGTAAATGGTCTGAAATGGAACTGGCTCAATGAGATTCATACTCACAGCGATGAGAGCGGATGGATTCTCGGACAGCGTTATAAGAATCGTAAACTTGTCATTGGCTCTAACACTGATAAATTATACGATTTAACGCACTTAGACGCTATTTCTGACTACTTTCTTATTACTAATGTAGAAAGTATGCGTGATGAGGCTATCGTCGCTCAAATCGCAAAATACGCAAAGTCTAAAGAGATTGGTATTGTTGCGATTGATGAAGTACACAAGTGCAAGAATCCTTCTTCTCAGCAAGGTAAGGGCATTCTCAAAGTTCAGCCCGAGTGCAGAATCGCAATGACAGGAACTCCTCTTATGAACAACCCGCTTGATTTATACATTATTCTCAGATGGCTTGGATATGAGAAACATGCCTTCTACGCATTCAAAAAGCATTATTGCGTGTTCGGCGGTTATGGCGGATATGAGATTATGGGATACAGAAATCTCGATGAACTTCGGGAGCAACTTGATTCTATCATGCTTCGCAGACTGAAAAAGGATGTTCTTGACCTTCCCGAAAAAACTCATATCAATGAGTACGTAGAAATGACTCCAAAGCAGGAGATTATTTACAAAGAAGTCACTGCTCAGATTAGAGCAAATATCGACCAGATTAAGATGGCGAATAATCCGCTTGCTGAACTTATCAGAATGAGACAGGCAACTGGTTATACTGGCATTCTTTCTTCTACAATTAAAGAATCTGCTAAACTTGACAGAATGGAAGAACTTGTAGAAGAAGCAGTAGAAAACGGAAAGAAAGTCGTTATCTTCTCTAACTGGACACAGATGACTGATGCTATTTGCCGTAGATTAAATAAATGGCAAGCGGGTCGCGGATATTATCATGCAATAATTACAGGAGAGACTCCGGATGATAATAGACCTTTAATTGTTGATAAATTTCAGAATGATGATAATTGTAAAGTTATAGTTGGTACTATCGGTGCTATGGGTACTGGACTTACTCTGACAGCAGGAACAGTCGAAATCTTTATGGATGAGCCGTGGAATCGTGCTAACAAAGAGCAGGCAGAAGATAGATGCCATCGTGTTGGAACTACTGAAAATATCACAATTTATACACTGCTTTGCAAAGGTACAATTGATGAGCGAATCAATGAACTTGTAGAGAAGAAAGGAGCAATGGCTGACGCTCTTGTAGACGGCACGATTGCTATTGATAAGAGCGAACTGTTGGAGTTCCTTATCGGATAGATAACGTGTTGACAACGTTCTGTTCATGTGCTATAATATTGAAAAATAGTACGTGAACAGAACACTCAGAGAAAGGAAGATGCTTATGATTGATTAATAATTAGTGAGGTGAAGTAATGGAACAGGAACAACGAGAGAAAATGATTTTTTCATTAAACGGCTTTGGCAATGAACGATTGCTTAGAGTTGAAGAAGTAGCAGTAAGAATTGGCAGTTCTCTTAATACAATCAATAACTGGTACAGATTTAAGAGAGAAAATCCCAATGACAAGTACGCAAAATTGTTACCGGAATTTTATCAATTTGAAGGGCCAAGACAAACAAGATATTGGAAAGAATCTGATATTCCTAGATTGATTGATTTTAAGACAACAATTCCGAAAGGTTGTAACGGCATTATGGGAAGTGTAACTCAGCGTTATTACAAGAAGAGAAAAAAGGAATCAGATGGACAAGAGTAAGTGTTGTAGGTGCGAGAATAAATCTTATACATATTGCTCCAACTGTATAGAGGACAGCAACTTTAAACCGAGTTGTTCATACGAAGAGTGGAAACAACAACGTAAACAAGAAAGTAGGAAAGAGCGTGGGAAATTTAGAAAAACTAGATGAATTAGTTCCCAAATATGGGGAAGAAAAGTCTGTTATGGACAGATATAAAAAATTGTGTGATATGGATAATAAGTTAATTAAAGAACTTATGGAAGATTTAGCACTACAGCACTATACATCAGACGGATATAAAGTCACACGGTCTGTTCAAGAGCGAGAAAGTGTGGATGAAGATTTACTTCTTAATCTTTTGAAACCATTTCCTGAGGTACAAGTACATAATATTATCAAAACAAAGGAATATGTTGATTTTGATGCACTTGAGGCGGCATTATATAAAGATGCACTGCCTAAAGACGTTCTTTTAGCGATTGATAAAGCCAGGACAATAAAACTTGTTACAACGCTGAAAGTGTCAAAGGTTAAAAAGAAGGAGACTGAGTAGTGTATATAAATCAAGTTGTTGTAGGTGTCGTGGGGACACTGTTTGTAGAAGCAGTAGCATTTATTATAGTTTCAATTTTGTGGAGTAAAAAATGAGTGTAGGAGTGACAACAGCAATCAGAATAACAAGCAGAGCATCCATTAAAGTAAAGGATTCATTCTATACAATTGAATATTGTGAGGAAAGAAGTATTCCAGAGGGCGCAGATTTAGAAGAAGAGCGTGCCGACTTGTGGGGAGTGTGTAACACAGAGGTAGACAATCAACTTGAGGACATCATACGAATGTCAAAATAGTTCTTGTTTTCTACTAGTATATGTGCTATAATTATTAGTGTTGATAGAGATGTCAACGCAAGCAAATAGGTTAGCTTTCACTTCCGGCAGAGTGTCAGCGAGATACCTCATCAGAAGTAAGGCTAACAAAGTCTATACATTTACATTGCCGGATGTAATTGTATAGACTTATTTGTTTTATAGGAGGATTTATGTTAAGAAACTATATTACGGATACTGCATCAATCTTTGTGAACTTTCCAAACGAAGCATACGAATATTTCCTGCCTGGTATTGATATTGATATTATCGACATTGGCATACTTAAACATATTCACACGTTACCGTTATTTTTAGCAAGAACGTGTGATGGACCTAGTAAATTGGTTGTCGAAACCGTTACAACGAGTAATAGTGACTATGTTCTCTTTTTTGAATTTTCTGAACTGGAGTTTTACACTTGTTATCCTCTGTTTAACGTACAAACTGAATTGACTATGAAGGATAGGTTGAATAGACTTGTAAAAAATGGATTACTTACATCTGTTCAATCAAATGAATTTCCGGACGTTACACTGTATCGCACAACAGAATTATATGAGGAGTTATTCGTATGTTAAAATGGGTATATGAGTTTGACCAAGAAAAATTATTAGCACTGCAAACCGAAGAGTATAAAATAACTCCGGCAGATGTACTTATATTGCACTCTGTGGTAAATTCTGTGTGTTCTGTAAAAATGCAGACAATCTTTGAAAACGGAAAGATGTATGTGTGGATTGACCATACACACCTTCTTGAATCTTTACCCATTCTCAATATCAGCGCAAAACGGCTGTATAGTATTCTGAAAAAATTCAGAGATATGGGACTCATCGAAACTAAAACAGTGTCAAACCATAAACTCAAAGGTTCTAAATCATTTATCGCATTATCGGATAGTCTCCTTGATTGTGTTTCGGAAAAAGTAAAAACTGCACATGATAGTCGTGTAGACCAATGCTCAAAAACGAGTAGTGAAAGCAGAGCAATACTCAAAAATAAGCATTCAAGTAATACTCAATATAATAGTAATAATAAAGAATTATCTAAAGATAATTCTAATATTAGCAAAAATCAGGCAAGTAATACTAATTCATTTTTACGAAGTGCTGGTAAGAAGAAATCTAAAAAATTTACCTATCAAGATTGTATAGCAAGTATTAATAGTTTTACTGATGATGTAAAATTGCGGCAAGCATTGATAGATTATCTTAATTATAGATTGTCTATTATGAAAGATAAGCCAATGAGAATGATTCAGTGGAAATCTATGCTTGTCACTCTTACTGATGCATACGAAAAGAGTTCAGATGGCGTTACTATGTCAGATATTGTACGTAGAGCATTAGAGAGAGGTTATACTACATTTTATCCTATTAATTATAGCGGGTATAACAATAGCGGAATCAAAAGCGAAAGCGGAGCAAGACACGTACCTAGAATGACAGATGAGGATTATGCAGAAGAAGAACGCAGACTGGCAGAATTAGAAGCAAAGGGGGTGCAAGTTAGATTTTGAACAGAAATCCGGATTGTTGGTACAAAGATGTGTGTACTTATGATTTTTGTACCAACTGTATACGATATTCAGAAATGAAATATCTGATGGACAATAGTGGCATACCGAAGAATCGACAGATTCCTAAGACGCTGACTGCCGATATTGATTTAGAGCCCTATTCTAAACTTGCTGACATTAAAGCCGATATTGTAAACTTTGTAAAAGACGGAGAAAATCTGTTTATTTGCAGTAAGTATACTGGTAACGGAAAGACAAGTTGGGCATTAAAACTACTGCTTAAATATTTTGATGAGATTTGGGCGGGCAATGGATTCAGAGTACGTGGGATGTTTGTCAATGTGCCGACACTGCTATTGCAATTAAAGAATTTCAGTCACCCGCTGTCCGAAGAATATAAGCATAATCTAATGGAAGCCGATTTGATTGTTTGGGATGAGATAGCATCGACCAGCATCAGCACGTATGATTACGGAAATCTTCTTATGTTCTTAGATTACAGATTTTCAGCTGGCAAGTCTAATATATTTACTTCAAATGCGACTACACAGGAAGATATTGAAAAAAGTGTGGGAGCAAAATTAACAAGTCGAATATGGAACTGTAGTGAGGTAGTAGAGTTTAGGGGCAAAGATAGGAGACATGGTTAGTCTACAAATAATTTCTAAGATACTAGCAACTAAAGATTTATCCATAATAGAGAATAATCTGCTAACTGAGGATTATTTTGTAGGATACGAACAGGAATATAATTTCTTGTTACAACATAAAAAAGAATATGGAAGTGTCCCGGATACTGCAACGTTCCTTTCTAAGTTTCCTGACATAACTCTTGTCGAAGTCGGAGAATCTGACAGATATTTAGTCGATACGATAAGAGAGGAATATCTGTATTATAAGTCTGTTCCGGTTGTTCAGAAAGTTGCTGAGTTGCTAAAAACAGATGCGAATGCGGCGGCAGAGTACATGATTCATGCGCTTAAAGATTTGCAACCCAGTTATAGATTAGGCGGTACAGATATTATTGCAGATGCGGATGAAAGGTATCAGCAGTTCATTGAGCGCAAGGAGCATCAAGACGATTATTTCTTTACTTGCGGGTTTGAAGAACTGGATGATTTGATTCATGGCATTCAGCGAGAAGAGGAATTATTCGTAATTTTTGCAAGAACGAATCAAGGTAAATCTTGGGTGTTAGAGAAGATGTGTACTCATGTATGGCAGATAGGATATAATGTTGGGTACATATCGCCCGAGATGGGAGCAAGCAGTATCGGATACAGATTTGATACACTGCATAAGAATTTTAGTAATAAAGGACTTATGTGGGGAAAAGATGATGTAGAAGAATCCGATTATAAAGACTATATAGCGGACTTAAAGCAGAGTACGAACAGATTTATAGTTGCAACTCCGAATGATTTTGATAGGAAGATTACTGTAACAAAATTAAAGAACTGGATACAACAATATAAGTTAGACTTAATCGCAGTTGACGGTATTACTTATATGACAGATGAGCGATATAAGAGAGGAGATAATAAGACAACAACTCTTACCAATATCAGTGAAGATTTAATGTCATTGTCAATGGAGATGAAAGTTCCGATTCTTATTGTTGTGCAAGCAAATAGAAATGGAGTATCACAAGATGATGCAGACGGTACTCCAGAACTTGACACAATTCGAGATAGTGATGGTATATCCCATAATGCGTCAAAAGTAATATCTATCAGACAGACTAAAGACCACATCTTGAAGATGGAAGTAAAGAAGCAACGATTCGGCTCTGTTGGCGGTAAGTTGAATTATACGTGGGACATTAATACAGGAACATTTACGTTCATTCCGTCAGAGGATGATGCTGAACCGGCTCATCGAACAGAGCGTAAGGTGCGAGAAGTAAAGAAGCAATTTAGCGGAGATAAAGAAGATGTTTTCTAAAGCATACTATAGACGCATAAAAACAAATGACGGATTTACTGATTTTAAGCATCATTCTAGTAGTTGCCATAATAGTAAAAAATTGCGTCAAAGAAACAGGAGAACAAAATTGAAATTGACATCGGACCAATTAGAAGAGTTGTATATTGAAATGTTAGAAGCCGAGGAAATAAATCGAGAAGCAAAATTATATTGCGAACATGAGGACGCAGGAGACCGATGCTAAACAATGAATTATTAAAGCAGTGTTCAAAAGTTAAGAAAATGTCCGTTTTGCAAATATTTACTTGGGCACAAGAAATATATAAACAAGGATTTATAGACGGATTAAGAGAGGGTGAATCTGAGTTTGACGATGCAGTTATATTGACTGAGGAAGAAGCGAAGAAGCATTTTGATTCTGAGCGAGTAGATAAATTATTAGGAGAGGCAGATGATAATTAATGACGTTCAGTTTAACTGCGAATTAGAGGATATACTTACAGAGTTAATATCGCAACTTCGGGCAAATAACATCAATCTGATTCAGAAGCATAAGGACGGACCGACACATATTCAGTTGTGTTGTCCATACCATGCGAACGGTATGGAGCGCAGACCGTCAGCAGGACTTAGAAAATCAGACGGCATATTTCATTGTTTTGCCTGTAATGAAACACATTCATTATCCGAAGTTATTTCACACTGTTTTGGGCATGACGATGATGTTGTAGGTAAGTTCGGATGGCAATGGCTGTTGAGAAACTTTGCAACAGTGCAGATAGAGGAGAGAAAAGATGTTGAAATTGATTTGTCTAGGAATAATAGTAATAACAGGAATAATAGGCATACTTGTAATTATATATCAGAACAGGAATTAGATAAGTATAGATATTTTCATCCGTATATGTATAAAAGAGGATTAACCGATGAAATTATTGAATTGTTTGATATTGGTTATGACGTTTCCACTAAGAGCATTACTTTCCCTGTTAAAGATATTAATGGTAATTGTCTTTTTATTGCTCGTAGGTCCGTTGTAAGTAAGTTCTTTAATTATCCGGAGGGCGTTGAGAAACCGCTTTATGGATTGTATGAATACTATTCTATGTTTACTGATAGTAAGCAACCATATTTCGATTTATGGGCAAGAGTAAATCCACAGGCAAATGAAATTATAGTTTGTGAATCTATGTTAGATGCGTTATCATTTTGGACAGTTGGTAAATATGCAGTAGCACTAAACGGTGTAGAAAGTGAATTGCAGATTAAGCAGTTAAAAGAATTGCCGTGTAGAAAGATTATACTTGCTACGGATTCTGATGAAAAAGGAATGTTAGCAAGACAGCGAATTAGAAAAAAGATAGGAAACAGAAAACTCATAACAGAATATATTTTCCCAAAAGGAAGAAAAGATGCAAACGAATGCACAAGAGAAGAATTATTATCATTAGAAGAAATATTCTAAAGTGCTTGCATTCTATATTAATATGTAGTACAATTATTACGTAGTAAGTAACTCACAACACTCATACACACTATAGAAAGGAAAAAAGAATATGGGTAAAAGTCGAGTAGTCAGAGAGCCTATTAATGGAGAAGTATTGAGATCGGAGTTTAAGGCTCGTGGAGTAACATTGTTTGATGCGAGTGCAAAAATCGGATATGATGAATCATATCTTAGTAAAGCAACACGACAGGGATTGATGCCGAGGTCAACGATGTTGTTGAAGTTGTTCAGCACACAGGACTCACGGAAGAAGATTTTCAGAAGTTGTACAAAGTAGTTTATACGGCAGTGTATGAAGCGACAAAACGTGCGCTGTCGGAGTAATAACAAACTAAAAGAAAGGAAAAAGAAACATGGCAAGATTCCGGTACGATGAAGCAGACAACTATGGTGGAAATGGGGGAGCGGGGTTTTTCTCGCTTAGAAACGACAAGGATGTAGCAAGAGTAAGGTTTATGTACAACTCTATTGATGATGTAGAGGGATATGCGGTACATGAAGTAGAGATTGATGGCAAGAAGAGATATATCAACTGCCTCAGAGAGTATAACGAGCCTCTTAGCAAGTGCCCGTTCTGCGAGGCGAAGAAGCACCAAGCAGTGAAACTTTTCATTCCTCTTTACAATGTCGATGAGGACAGAACGCAGATTTGGGAGAGAGGTAAGAAGTTCTTTGCGAAGATTTCTTCTATCTGCGCAAGATACGCTAGTAAGGATAATCTGTGTTCTCATGTCTTTGAGATTGAGAGAAACGGAAAGCCGAAGGAGACCACTACTACGTATGAGATTTATGAGGTAGATAGAGATGAGACTACTCTTGATGATTTGGGAGAAGTTCAGGACCCTATCGGAACTGTTATTCTTGAGAAGTCAGCAGATGATATGAGTTTCTACCTAGAGAACGGTTACTTTCCGCCTGATGGCGAGGATGTGCCTGTTCGCAGAAGAGGTCGTGCTGAGGAAGATGAAGTTCCTTTCAGAGAAGAGAGAAGTGCAAGACGTACTCCCGCATCTTCTGAGCGTAGAAGAGACCGATTCTAAATAAAATATTTCACGGTAACGAGCATATGCGCATATGCTAATCGTTTGAAGTATTAAGGTCACCGGATGATGTGCGTAAGTGATTGTAGCGTACGGACAATAGCCTTATACGTGTAGTGGTGGGAGAGGACTCTAACGTGATGCACATTTTATAAGAGGACAACAAGATGGCATTATTTAATGTTCCGAAAAGAGCAGGAAAATCTCAAGATAAAGCAGTAGCAGGAAAGTCAAAAACAAGAACAAAAGCGCCGACAACAATGAAGAGTGGGTTGCTCGGACAAATTTCTCAAATTATTGCTACAGTAGAAAAGTATCTTGGGAAATATAAAAATGATTATGAAATCATTACAACTAAGGAACGGCTAAAAGAATACATAGATATATGTATAGCCAATGATATTATCAGTATAGATACTGAAACAACAGGTCTTGACCCAATTCTTGATAAGATTGTAGGACTTTGCTTGTATACTCCTAATGAGAAGCCAGCATATGTTCCTATTAATCACACATCTTATGTAACTGGAGTAAGAGTAGACAATCAATTAACAGAACAAGAGGTAGCAAGTGTATTGCAAGATATAGCAACTATGGATACATATGTTGTTATGTTTAATGCAAAATTTGATATTCGGGTAATCAGAAATCAGTTAGGTGTATATCTTGATTGCGATTGGGATTGTTATTTAGCAGGCAGACTTCTTAATGAAAATGAAGAATCTAAAGGATTGAAAGCACTTCATCAGAAATATGTTCTTGACGGAAAAGAAGATGAATTTAGATTCGATGCATTATTTAAAGGAATAACTGCGGATAAAATTCCGATTAACACATTCTATCTGTATGCGGCACATGATGCGATTATCACGTATGAGTTATACGAATATCAAAAGCAGTTCTTGTATTATGAAGAAGATAAGTCCAATGATGCCCGTAACGGACTGAATGGTGTTTCGTGGGTATTCTTTAATATTGAGATGCCGTGTGTGAAAATAGTTTGCGATATGGAAGATAACGGAGTAAAGTTCGATTTTGCATATCAACAGAAGTTATCGGAAAAGTATAATGCACTACTTGAGGAAAAGACAGAACAGTTTTATAAACTGTGCGATATGTATTCAGAGGAGATTCTTAATTATCGTAAGAAGAACGTAAACTGTAAACTCGATGACCCGATAAATATCGGTAGTCCTACGCAGATTGCGATTCTTCTTTATGATATTTTACAGATTGAGCCTCCTGACCCTAAAAGTCCTAGAGGAACTGGTGAAGGTATTCTGCAAAAGATTGATAATCCTATTGCAAAAGCAATTCTCGAATTTAGGGAAATGTCAAAACTTGTATCTACGTATATTGATAAACTACCGAACTGTGTAAACCCAAAAGACGGAAGAATACACTGTAGTTTCAATCAGTACGGCGCAGATACAGGAAGATTTAGTTCGTCAGACCCGAATTTGCAGAACATTCCTTCACATAATAAAGATATTCGTAAGATGTTTGTAGCGTCTGAGGGATATGTGCTTATGTCAAGTGACTACTCACAGCAAGAACCAAAGGTTATGACGCAGATGTGCGGTGACCCAAAGATGATTAAAGCGTATCAAGAAGGAAAAGATTTATATGCAGAAATTGCGGCACTGTCCTTTAACACTACTTATGAGAACTGCCTTGAATTTAGACCAGATGGAACAACTAATCCAGAGGGCAAAAACAGAAGAAGTCAGGCAAAAAGCATTTTGCTCGGAGTGCTTTATGGCAGAGGAGTGCCTTCAATCGCTGAACAATTGGGAACTTCTACTAAGAAAGCACAAACAATAAAAGATTCTGTATTCAAAGGATTTCCAGCAATACCTAAATTTGAACAAGATTCATTAGATATGGCGTATGAAAAAGGATATGTTACAACTTTGTGGGGCAGAAAAAGAAGATTGCCTGATTTACAACTTCCGGAGTATGAGTTCAAATGGGTTGATGGTGCGCCAAAGGATGATGATTTACTCGACTTTGATTTAGAAGAAGAGATGAATGAACCCGAGATTCCTGAGGAAGTGCAGAAGAAATATATACGCAGATTAAAGCAAGCCTATTTTGGAAAGAAACGTAAGATATTTGAAGAAGCAAATAAAGAAGGAATATGGATTGTCGATAACGGCGGTAAGATAGCAGATGCACAAAGACAGTGTGTAAATGCTAGAATCCAAGGAAGTGCCGCAGATATGTCAAAACTTGCGATGATTTTAGTCGGAAATGATGAACGATTAAAAGAATTAGGATTCAGACTTCTTATACCCGTACATGATGAATTAATAGCAGAGTGTCCTGAGGAAAATGTAAAAGAGTGTTCTGAGAGATTTGCAATGCTTATGGGTAAAGCGGCAGAGAGCGGATTAAGTATTCCTATTCGGTGCGATGTTGAGATAACTAGAGAGTGGTACGGAGATAGTATTGAGATATGAGAATTTGGGTCGGTATTGATGTTGAGCATACACCGTTATATGGAAAACAAATACTGTTTGTAGAATCAGTAAATCCTGACATAGATAAGGTTATAGAAATTTTATCTAATCATCAGGTTAATATATTTGGGATTTATTTCGGAGCCGGAGAAGTAGATATTGAAAATTGGGAATTTTTAAGTTCTTTATATAAAATTTCTGATTATACCATAGCAGTAGAGACTTCTAAGTGTTTGAATGAAGAAATGATAACTAATGCCGATTTAGATTTAATTATTTATCGAGTTCCTATTGAAGCGGTGTCTGATAAGGTATATATTAAATATCGAGCACCGAAAGAAGTTGGAGTTTCTTCATTGCACGGTTTTAAAACTACATCGTTGTACACGTTAAACGACGGAAAATACGCAGGTGATATAGAACTTTATAATGATGAGGAGAGTGTATGACTATTTTTTATCTTCCTATAGAACCGTATGAAACACGCTATACCGCAGATTGGGTAAGGCAGTTTGAGAAAGAATTTGAAAAACACGGCGTTAATTATAAAACGATAATGGGTTCTACAAATTCAACAAAAGTTACGGCAGGCGGCGTACTCGATGCGTGCGGAACACATTCTTTTAAGTTTACGCAATTGTGTACGCTTATTGATTATATTAATACTGGAAAAGTTAATAACGGCGACATTGTATTTTTTGCAGATTTATGGTTTCCCGGGATTGAGAGTTTGTTTTATATTCGGAATATGTTGAATATTGATTTTAAAATTTGTGGGATTTTTCACGCCGGAACGTATGACAAATATGATTTTACATATAGAAATGGGATGAGGCCGTGGGGAAAGTTTCTTGAAGCAAGTTGGTTTAGCGGCGTTGATATGATTTTTGTAGCCACAGAGTTTCATAAAAAACTGCTTCTTAGTAATTCCGCATATGTATTGGGCTTAGCGGATAAGATTAAAGTTACGGGATTGCCGTTTTATGCAAATGAATTACGACAGAAATATCCGTGTGAAAAGTCCGATGACAATATTTTAGTATTTCCCCATAGATGTGATGCAGAAAAATGCCCCGAATTGTTTGATGCGTTAGTTACGTGGCTTACAGGGCGTGATGTTAAGTTTGTTGCATGTAAGACAATTCTTGAAACGAATAGTAGGGACGAATATTTTAAATTATTAGCACAGTCAAAGGTAATGGTATCATTTGCACAGCAAGAGACCTTCGGTTATTCAACACTTGAGAGTATGGCTTTAGGTAATATAGTTGTTGTTCCTAATAAGTTAAGTTATGTTGAGACAGTTCCTAATGCGTTTCGTTATAATTCAATGGAGGAATGTTTTGATGCGGTATATAATGCGCTTACTGATTATGTTCCGCCGAGTTATGTAAATATAGAAAAGTGGGAAAATTCCATACATAATATGCTTATTGAAATGGAGAAGATATGAATTTATATTTTGCAGGTTGGGGTTCCCAAGACGCGGACGAGTATTTACGTAGTAAACAAGCGCATCGGTTATTATCTTGGGTTAATGAGCGTAGAGTGTTAGAGTGGTGGGAGAATGATAATCTTGCAGATAGGTTGTTTATTGATAGCGGCGCATTTTCAGTTGCACATTCCGGAGTTAATATTAAAATTGATGATTATATTCAGTTTATTAGGGACCATCCGAAGATTTTAAATTGGGCAGAATTAGATGTAATTCCGTACCCAGTATTAAATAATGCAACTGCTAAAATGTGTAGCGAAAAAAGTTGGGAAAATTATGTTTATATGCAATCAAAATTAGCCGGAATAAATATATTACCGCTGTATCATTTTGGAGAGAGTAAATTAGGATTAAAGAGAATATTAGAATCAGAGGTGTGCGGAAAACATGCTGATTATATAGGTATAGGTGGACGGCACGGAGTAAGTACCGATTTGCAGGCACGTTATTTTAATGAGATATTTTCAATTATCAAACATAGTAGTAATCCTAATGTTAAAGTTCACGCATTCGGAATAACTGTTCCTAAATTATTAGAACAATTTCCGTTTTATAGTGCTGATTCGACAACGTGGCTTCAAGTTGCAATTTCCGGAGGAATATTAACTGAGGATTTGCAAGCAATTAGAATAAGCGACGGAACAACATATGATAAGACTAATATTCAGTCAATGCCAAAAGATGCACTAGATATATTATTGCCCACGATTGAGAAGTATAACTATGATTTTACTGAATTGTGTGCTGATTATAAAGTGCGATTGCGCTATAATATTGATGTGATGCTGAATTGGGAAAAACAGTATACATATAAAGGGCCTAAGATATTTAAATCCCAAAAATTGTTTTAGAAAGGAGGCATTGTTGTTTAGCCCTACCAACGTTATCAAATGAGGGTAGTTGTTTATCCTTACCAACTTATTAAACGAAGGAGATTTAGTAGTGAAGAAAACGAATGAAAATTTGAACCTGTTGTACATGATTTTTGCAGTCGGATTAGTTACTGCGAATGCTATTTCTGCAAAGATATTTGATACTGGATTTTTATTGTTCGGAAATCCAGTTACTTTAACTGTAGGCGCAATTTGCTATCCGATAACATTTTTAGTGACAGATATTATCGGAGAAATTTGGGGAAAGCATGAAGCGCAAGTTGCGGTAAAATTTGGATTTATTTGCCAACTTATAGCCACGTTCGTTATTATAATTGCAAGATATTTACCACCAGTTGATAGTTCAATGCAGGACAGTTATGTTAATTTGATGGGGCAGAATTGGGTGTTTGTGCTTGCAAGTTTATCTGCATTTTTAATTTCTCAGTCGTGGGACGTTTTTGTTTTTCATAAAATTCGTAATGCTTATATTAAAAAGCACGGTAGTAGAAAGGGCGGTCGTTGGATTTGGAACAATGGTTCAACGATAGGTAGTCAATTAATTGATAGCATTATTTATGTATTTGTTGCGTTCGGTTTCGGATTTGGCTGGTTGTTTAATTCAGATATGTGGGGAATGATGTTTTCTATGATTGCCGGTCAGTTTATTGTAAAGGCAATTTTAGCGTTGCTTGATACGCCTATATTTTATGTTTTAACAAATAATAAGGAGGGCACTAAATGAACACAAGAACACCGACAAGAGTACATACAAGAAAACTTGATAGGTCAGTTGCTAAAGCATCTATGAAGAGAGCCGGCATGGTACAAATTAATAAAACTATGAGATTTGAGAACGTTACTCCACAAGGATGTAAGTATACGGAGGTAACTAGAAGTTATTTTGCTGAAAATTGGAGAAACTATTAATCACATAAGGAGGACAACACATGAAACTGACAATGAATACTGCGAAGTTGCAAGATATGGTAGCGAGAGCAGTAAAAGGAGCATCGAATAATAAGTTGATTCCGATTACTTCTCTTATGGCGATTGAGTTAAAGCCCAATCACATTCTCACGCTGACAACAACCGATGCTACAAATTATCTGTATATTGATGAGCATAAAGTCGATGGAGATGAGTTTTATGCAGTAGTTCCTGTGGATGTATTCAGTAAACTTATTGCAAGAATGACTTGTGAGAATGTTATGCTGACAGTTCGCCCCGATGTTAAGATTCTCGAAGTTAAGGGAAATGGTAATTATAAGATTGAACTTCCGCTCGATGAGAATGGACAACTTATCAAATATCCTGACCCGTATAAAGAGGGCAAAAATTCTGACATTAAACTTAATCTGTCTACAGTTAAGGTGATTCTTGATACGTTGAAATCTGCACTTGCAACAACGTTAGAAAATCCGTGCTATACAGGATATTATGCGGGCGATAGTGTGATTGCTACAGATACTTATAAGATTGCAAACATGGACGTTTCGTTGTTCAATGAGCCCGTTCTTGTAAGTGCGGAACTTATGAATCTGCTTTCTGTAATTACTGAGGAGAATATTTATGTGAATATTGATGGAGATGTATTGCAGTTCTCTACAGACACTTGCAGAATCTATGGCAGAGCAATGGAAGGCATTGAAGATTTTGCAGTTGAGCCGATTATGTCTCTAGTAGATACTGAGATGGATAGTCAGTGTTCTCTGAACAAAACAGAACTCTTACAGGTACTTGATAGACTTTCTCTGTTCGTTGGTCCTTACGATAAGAATGCAGTAAGATTCACATTTACAAGAGAAGGACTTGAAATTTCGTCCAAAGCATCTAGCAGTGTTGAGATTATTCCGTATATCAGCAGTAAAGAGTTCAAGGCATTTACGTGCATGATTGATGTGCAGATGATTACACAGGAAGTAAAAGCAGTACAGGCAGACGTGATTGAAATGTATTACGGCGAAGATAATGCAGTAATTATGAAAGACGGTAACATTACAATCGTAGTCGCTCTGTTAGAAGATGAAGAGGAGTAATTAGTTGAGTTAGTCGGGGCAGTCATATAGTGAATATATGACTGCTCTTTTTATTTGACACTAATGTTAATGTGTGTTACAATATTATAGTAGATAGTTGTTTCGTACAGAAAGGAGAAACTATGAAACGAGTAACCCACATATTGGAATTTATTGGATTTTTTGTTATTGCTGGAGCGCTTGGAAATGACGATGTTATGATATTTTCTACCGGCGCATATCCGATTGCAGAGACTTTGAGAACAGTTGCGGTTGGTGCAGTTCTTATGTTGCCAGCAGTAGTGATGGAGGTAATTAATGGCTAGGAGTAGTCTAAGGAACGTTATGAGACTGATAGATGCGGCAAAAGAAACATTGCCGCCGGAGCAGTCATTTTTAAATGACTTAAAGAGGTCAATAGAGATGACTGCTGATAAAGGAGGCGATAGACTTCCGAGCAAAACGTATAAGCCATCTGGTATGAATTGTATCAGAGCCAGTTATTATCAGATAATGGGAGTACAGCCTGACCTGTCAAGTTCAAGTTATACACTAGTAGGAATTTGTAATAGCGGAACAGATATTCATGTACGTGTTCAGACAGCCGTTGAGGAAATGAAGAACAACAGCATGGATTGTGAGTATATTGATGTTGCAGAGTTTGTGAAAAGTAGGAATCTTGATTATCTGAATATTGTATCTAAAAACGGTATGGAGACAAAGTTGTATCATAAGACGTTGAACATAAGTTTTATGTGTGACGGTATTATACGATACAAAGGTAAGTACTATATCTTAGAGTTAAAGACTGAGAATAGTTATAAGTTTATGAATAGAAATGGTGTAGACCCGTCACACTATAATCAAGGTACTGCTTATTCACTTGCGTTCGGACTTGACGATGTATTATTTGTTTACATTAGTAGGGATATACTTGATATGAAAGCATTTATGTTCCACGTAACAGATGAAATGAAGCAGAATCTTGTTGGGTACATTGAAGAGTGTGATGGATATGTTAAGCGAATGGTAGCACCACCGAAGCCCGAAAAAGTATCAAAAAAAGCGTGTTCCTATTGTATGTATAAAAATCAGTGTAAGAGGGATGGATGATATGGTACGAGTTGTGTTTGAGTATGCAGATGCACTTAGTAAGTGGGAATGGCGGCGTCAATCATGTGTTGTTTCTTCTGTAGAAGAGTGTAAGCGTATATATGGATTAGGCATTGATTGTGAATATAAAATTATCAGTGTTGAGCATATAGAGGAGAACAAACAATGACTGAGCGAGAAGCCAAAACAATTTTACATAGTTATGGGCCTCCTACAAATATAAGAAAGCATATCGAAGCAATAGAGGTCGCAACAAAGATTCTCGGTGAAGAAGCAACAATGGAAGAAATATGGAGGTGGGCAAGTGAAAAACGAGACACAGAAACCGACAAAAGAACAGTTTGAGGACTATGTAGCAATCAGAAATAGCGGTGTAGTAAATATGTTTGATGTGCGAACCGTTTGTAATCTGTCTATTACAGGATTAACTAGAGAACTTTGTTTATACATTATGTCAAACTTTATGGAACTTGCAAAAGAGTATGGAGTATGAGGTTGATGTATGAAGAATTTTAAATTTAGAGTAGGTGATACAGTTCAAGTAACGGATTGGGGAGAGATGTTTTCTCGGTGTACAGATTTTTTTGATAAGCATCACAATGAAATAGTGTACAACTATATGGTGCGCTATGCTTATGGTGACAATAGTAATTTTATAGAGCGCAATAACGCAGATAGTAGCGAGTACGTTGTGTTGTATGTTTATGATGGGAAGGCATTGATTAGTAAGTCTTTGGCAAGTGGCGCTGTGTACTTGATTAACACGAAAGGATTAAAGCCTGTGAACGTGGTTGAAATGACGCTGGCTGAGATTGAGAGACAATTAGGCTGTAGAATTTGTATTGTTGAGGATTCAACAGATGGCAGTTAATAGAGGAAAAAAGTTTGAGAATGTAATACGAGAAGCGTTTGAAAAAGTCCCAAATGTATCAGTGGACAGACTGCACGACCAAACAAACGGCTTTAAAGGAAGTCAGAATATCTGCGATTTTATTGTCTATAAAGAACCGTATGAATATTACATAGAATGTAAATCTGTACATGGAAATACGTTGAGTATTCACAGTAATCCAAAGGCAGATAAGCACGGAAGATTGCATGGATTTTATGGTGCTATTACAGATACACAGTGGGAAGGACTTCTTGAGAAGTCGAAGATAGAAGGTGTATTTGCAGGAATTGTTTGTTGGTTTGCCGATAAAAATGACACTCGATTTTTTCCTATACAGTATTTACAAAAATATAGGCAGTTGGGATGTAAGAGTGTTGCGGCGTTTGACGAGTCAGATGATGCAATACATCCTATACAAATAAAAGGAAAAAAGAAACGAGTGTTTTACGAATATAACATGGAGGACTTTTTTAATGAAGTTCAATCTGTCAGATGAGGAATTAGAAAGAGTACATGATATACAAGACCATGTAGAGGATTATAGTAAAACTATTGATGCAATAGTTAATGATATTATTCAACCATACTGCAAAGACCTAGACAATTATGTTGGATTTATTAAAGATTGTTTGAAAGACGGCGAGAATCCGCCCACATCAGATGAACTTGACGATTTTTGTCTTAATCTCTCCACTTATATTTACTTTGCCGGTGGTATGTGTGAGCAGTTAGGTATTCGTGATGATATATCAAAAGCAGTGTACAAAGAGATGTACCACACTGCTAGAGCAAGTCAAGATAAGGGCACTATTGCAGATAAGGATTCACTTGCTGAATTAGCGTCACAGGAACAGTTTATAGTATCGTCAGCATATACCCGGTCATATAAAATGCTGAAGGCGAAAGTAGAAAATGCACAAGAACTTTTGTCGAGTTGCAAAAAGGTGCTTAGTAGAAGAATGGCTGAGATGGAACTTACAAGAATGGGAGGTAGTGGTAAGTAATGGAACACATTATTCAGTTTGGCGTAACTATTGATGATGCGATTAAAAAGAATATTGAGGAAAAAGCAAGAAATCAGATTACAGAAGAGTTAAAAGCCGAAATTAGAAAAGAACTATTTGTAGGAACTGGTTGGAATAGGGATTTATCTTACAAAGTGCAGGAACTAATTAAAGATACAGTACGAGAGTGCCAAGACCAGATTATTAAAGATGCAACTGCTCAACTGGTTGAAACTATGAGGCGTAGTAAGAAATATAAGGAAGCACTTGCAAAGATTGTGGAGGTTGCAGATGAGTAATGCTATTACAGGAAGTATGTATCAGACATTAGCGATGCGAACAAATGATGGTCAATCTTCTCAGAGGTTGCGTAAAGCACTTGATGGGGCTAATGGAGTTGATTTTGGTGGATTTATGATGGCGTGTCTCGGACTTTCTGGTGAAGTTGGGGAGTTTAATGACACTATGAAGAAGATTATTTTCCACGAAGCGGCTTTTGATGAGGAGCATCTGAAAAAAGAGTTAGGTGATATTTGTTGGTACGTTGCGATGATGTGCGAAGCGTTCGGGTGGAATCTCGATGATATTATGAAAATGAATATTAAGAAATTACGAGACCGCTATCCTGACGGATTTGATACTTATAGAGCGAATCATAGAAAGGAAGGTGATGTATGAAGTGGGAAGAAGAATATAGTGAGCGGTTCGATGAGTTGCGGAAAAACCGAGTTAAAACAAGTTATCATAAATACGGAACTGCAAAAATTAATTTCGGACAGGGTCTTGTAGAAACTATCCCAACCGCAGAGTTGTGTATTGCTAAGTACAAAAGCACAGGTAATACTGAGTATTTGTGCGATGCGGCGAATTATCTTATGTTTGAATTTATGTATCCGCAAAAAGAAGGAGCATATTTTCAAGCAACTAGTAGTAAAGAGAGCGCAGGATTAGTAGGAATGGCTGTTAAGCAAATGGAGGAGTATAAGTAATGAGAATCGTTAATCCTAGTGTTGAGTTTGTTACGCCCATGTCAGCGGCTTCTGGTATTGTGATTATGAAGCGCATTGAGGAGATTGGTCGAGTTTGCTATAAATCTGAGGACAAGATTACAGAAGATAGTTATAAAAAGTTTCTTGGCAATATTATTAAAAGAGGACATGAATCTGTATTAGAGCATTGTTCAGTTACAATGAAATTCATTTGTGACCGAGGAGTAACACACGAGATTGTACGGCACAGAATCGGCTCATATAGTCAGGAATCTACAAGATACTGCAATTACAGTAACGATAAGTTTGGCAATGAAATTACTGTAATTAAGCCGTGTTTCTTTGAAGAGGGCTCGAATAAATATAAAATTTGGTATTTGGGATGTATGGATGCAGAGACGGCATATTTTAATCTTATTTACGAAGGAGCAACTCCTCAAGAAGCGCGGTCAGTTCTTCCTAATAGTTTAAAGACCGAGATTGTTGTTACATATAATATCAGAGAGTGGAGACATTTCTTTAAACTTAGATGCAGTAAAGCGGCACATCCGCAGATGCGTGAAGTTGCTAAGATGGCATTTGAACAGTTTTATAAGTATATGCCCGAGTTATTTGAAGATATAAAACCGTATACAGAGGATTAATTATAGGCATGAAAGCAGAAGCGTTGAGGTGTAATTATTGCAATGGTTTTGTAAATCCAACAACATACAAATGCCCTTATTGCGGTACTCAGTATGTCAAGCCGAGGAGTGAGCCTTACAGACCGCCGGACACGAAGATAGTTTCGGTAAATGCTCCTGTTGATGTCATCGGGTGTCAGGTTGCAATTCCGTTCGACAGATTTAAGACCATGACAGACATTGGTGTGCCGATTGAGCAAGAGGTAAGACGAGACATGGCGAATCAGATTGCCGATATTATAGCCGACAAGATTGAGATTTATGAGGATTTTGACATTACTGGTTATAAGAAAAAGTATACGGCAAGGCTGAGAGTAGTAAAGCCGGATTTCAGATTTTAAGGAGATAGTTAATGGGACTGAAACTCGATGAGATAATGAAGCAAGCCAATAAGCGGTTTAAAGAAGAGATAATTACACAAGGACTTAGTGATTTCTCTTATAGACGCATTCCGTTCACTTCTCCGAGAATGAATTATTGCACATTTGGCGGTATTCCTGTTGGAAAAATCACAGAGTTTTATGGAGAAGAACACGGCGGTAAAACTACTACTGCACTTGACATTGTGGCAAATTATCAAAAATCAGATGATGATAGGGATGTATTATACATTGATGCTGAGAATACACTTGATGTAGAGTGGGCAAAAAAGATAGGTGTTGATGTAGATAGAATGTATATTTTACAGCCTAAATCACAATCAGCGGAGGAGATATTTCAGATTATCTGTGATTCAGTAGATACAGGAGAAGTCGGACTTTGGGTTCTTGACAGTATTGGCGCATTAATGTCAGCGCAAGAACTTGAAAAGACAATGGAAGATAAAACATATGGTGGTATTGCAAAACCGCTTACACTGTTCGGCAAGAGAATTGAAATGCTTATGCAGAGACATAAATGTACAGGCATTGGTATTAATCAAGAACGTCAAGATATGAACAGTATGTACGGTGGTACAACTACTCCTGGTGGTAAAGCATGGAAACATTTTTGCTCTGTTCGTATGAGATTTGCTAGAGGAAAGTTTATTGATGAGAAAGGAAATGAACTTACTCGCTCGGCTGAAAATCCGGTTGGTAACATTGTTATGATGAGCATGACAAAGAATAAAACATGCCCCCCGACAAGAAGAACTGGTTTCTATACATTGAACTATGAAACAGGAATTGACTATCTTAGAGATTTGATTGAGGTCGCAATTAAGTATGATATTATACGAAAGTCTGGAGCGTGGTTCGATATTATAGATATTAAAACCGGAGAGATTTTAGAAGGCAAAATTCACGGACAAGCGGCAGTTACTGTGTTCTTAAAAGAGAATGAGGAAATATTGAAACGGATTGAGGAACTCGTCAATTGTGAAATGAATAAGGAATAATTTCTATTTTATAAAGACGCATAAAATAAATATGCGTCTTTATTTATTTTATACTTGTTTTCTGTTTGATTGTGTAGTACAATATTAGTGTGCTGATAGATAGCATAAAACGTGAGTGATGTGCGATGTATCAGAACAGTGTCCAGTAGCCGTGTATAAGGACTGTGCTTCTAAGGAAGATAACGGTACAGATGATACTATCTATCAGCAATCTATAAAAACTCAAAAAAGGAGAATTAAGATGTACAAGTGCAGATGTTGTGGAGCAATCTTTGAAGAGCCCAGAATCAGAAAATATAAAGAGGCTCGTGAATTTTGGGGTATGCCTTGCTATGAAGAGTTTTATGAAGAGACTTGTCCTGAATGTGATGATTACGACTTCCGAGAGTACGATGAGGACGAAGAAGAGGAAGAGGAGGACGAGTTATGTTGACAATGTTGAAGAATTGGAAAGGCTCTGTTGAGATAAACGGCGTTCGTTATGAAAATATCAATGACGTTGTAAAAAGCGATTTAAGCGACTTTTCTCAGATACATATAGTTCTGCATTCAGCATCGAAAAACGCTTCTAAGAGCGTTACAGAGCGTCAGAGCATAGAATCTGTACAGAGTGTACAACAGTATAAAGTCACTGTTAAGAAGTACATGACGCAGAAAGGTTCTCCGTCGTTTGACTTCATGACAAAATGGAATAACGACAACCCGATGCCACTTCGTACAATGATAGGAACTGTAGAGAAAGAAACTCGCGGAATGGTATATATGAATCTTCACGGAGATATTTATGCTGAGAAGATTTGTACGTGCATGAAGTGCGGGAGAGCGTTGACGAACCCTGTTTCACAGTTCTTTGGAATCGGTCCCGAGTGTGGGGGACACAACTACGTAAATCCGTTCAACAGCGATGCTGAACTGAAAGCGGCAGTAAAAGCCTATAGAATGCAGTTACAAGACATTAAGTGGAGCGGATGGATAATTAAATCGTCAATAATTGAAAAGGAGGAAATTTAAAATGATTGAAGTCACTATGAAAACTACTAAACTGGAAGGAACAAAGATTCAGTTGATGAGTGAGTTTTGTTGCTTGGTGAATCACTTAGTTACTAAGCATGATGATGCGGATGAGCCAATTCTTACAAGAGAGGAACTTGACCACTGCATTGAAATGGCTACGTTGTCGGAAGATGAACTCCATGAGAGGTCGGCAGACGCACTTATTGAGATTCTTGGTATGTTAGGCAAGTTTCTGTAAGATTTGATAAAGTGCTTCCGTGTCGGAATTGGCAGACGAGACGGACTTAAAATCCGTTGCTGAAATAAGCGTGTGGGTTCGAGTCCCATCGGAAGCATTTGGTTTTGTTGGAGTAGCAACCACAAACACTTCGAGACTGCACAGGAAGTGATGAACTCCAACAGTAGCAAGACTTTAACCCTGTCAGTCTTGCTACTCACGGGACGTAGTTTAGCGGTAGAACATTGATTATGACGGTATCATGTTTGTGGTACAGACAGCATATTTTTCTAAATCGACTGGAAATCGAAAGACGTGGGTTCGACTCCTGCCGTCCCGACTATAGCCCTTTCGCCAAAATGGTTAAGGCATCGCACTTTGACTGCGAAATGTGCAGGTTCGAGTCCTGTAAGGGCTGTTTCTAAAAACTCAGAAAAAGGAGGATAATATGATACCGACAATTAATGTAGTGGAGACAGGGAAAAACATCAAGCATCTTATGATGTGTAATGGTGTTACTCCTACGAACATTAAAACAGTGTGCGGATTCTCAACTGTTCAGCCTGTATATCATTGGATACATGGTAGAAATCTTCCTACAGTTGATAATCTGCTCATTTTGTCTTATTTGTTCGATTGCAGTGTGGAAAGTATTTTAGTGTATGATAAACAATAAAGGAGGGCATATGAAAGATTTTAAAGAAGGTGAGTATGTTATTTATCAGGATGGCAATAGATATGAACTCGGAAAGATTAAACGAATCATAAACGGCAGTATATTTGTATATTATACTTCTGGAAATACTGCGTCTAAAACTTCTATTTCACATCTTCATAAACTTACAAATGCGTATGTTATTGGGGAAACAAGTTTAGGAGGTGCTATGGAATGAAATATGTGGTTGTTTTTGAACTTGAAGGCGGCTATATGGATTGTGTTGCCGTTTGTGACAGTATGACTGAGGCTTATGGATATGCGTTTTGTGCTTTAGTTGAAGGGTTTGATAGTGACGTTTATGTTACAGTACCAAACAACAGAGAAGGTAATAACGGAATAGTCATAGAATTAAAAGACAAAACCACAGATGAAGTTTTGCAGTGGGTAACGATGTTGTTTTGTAACGATAGGGAGGTAACAATATGACGGATGAAATGAGAGCAAGAGAAGAAGCAATCTGTAAGGTGGCAAAAGTCGATAGCATCGGTGAGGTGTCTGATGGATTCACACATTTAACGGACTGTATGAACAGAGAATGATTTTGTTTGCGGCTCTGGTAAAGGCATATAAAGACAAAGCGTGGAAATCATACAGACATGAAGATGGCGAGTACTGCTTTGGCGGCGGTTGGTTTATCGTTGGAATTGATACGCCCGAAGGCAGTTATACATACCACTACGAAAATAAGTATTGGGATATGTTCGATTGCGTTGATTTGCCGAGAGCGAAGCACTGGGACGGACACACTGAGGCAGACGCAGAAACAAGGCTTATGTCGTTAAATCCCGAACTGCAATACAAAACTAACTACGGTTTCATGTGGCTCTGCCCAAAGTGCGGATTACCGATACACAGTGATTATACAAGGTGTGTCAGATGTGGGCATAACAGAGAGAAAGGTGTGTGACAACATGAACATTGACCTAGAAAAAGATATAGTCCAGTCTCTGTCGAGCCTATACCCTTTGCAAGAGTTTGAAGAAAAGGCAATCGACACAGTTCTCAAAGCGATACCGCACTGGATTCCAGTGACGGAGAGACTGCCCGAAAGCAAAGAAGCGGATTTGGAGTATCCAACGGTGCTTATCACCTTTGAAAACGAAGAGATCATGCTTGGGTGCTTCTATGAATCAACTAAGGAATGGGGTACGGGCGAATACTTCGATAAAAAATGCAATCCTATCGCATGGATGCCATTGCCAGAATATTACAAGGGGGTGAATACGTGAAACCTTCCACATACTATCAGGGCAACGGACATAGCAAATACGGAATATACAACAGGCAGAAAAAAGAATTTCAGTTTGGAATCTGCGAGGATACTCCGATGCTTGCAGAAGCAAGGCTATTTCAGAAGATTGGTGAGGATGCGAAGAAGTGGAGATTTGAGGTGAGAGAGGTGACGGAATGAGCAAACGAGAATTGAAACCTTGTCCGTTTAGGATACACGGCGAAAGAACTGCATCACTGACGGTAGCAGGCGAGTTCTTCTACAACGAAACATTCATGCCGTGCATGGGTAAGGAATGTGCTTGCTTCAAAGAGGATTCGGTTGATGCGTACTGTGAAAGGAACGGCGCATTTATGCTGATGACGAAAGAGGTGACGGAATGAGTCTCATGATACCAATGGAAAAGCCAAAGCGATGCGGATTATGCCCGTGTTTTCACGCAGAACATCCGATGCATTGTCAAGCGGTTAAAGCACACAAAGATAAAAGGATCATAGCACCATACGGTGCGCCAATACCAGACTGGTGTCCACTCATCGACATTCCCACTCCGCACGGACGGCTGATAGCCGAAAAAACAATCACGGAAATTAGATACCACGATGCTGATGGTTATCATATAGTCAACGGCGAGCAGTTGTGCGAGTTAGAAATTGATGCACCGACAGTAATCGAAGCGGAAGGAGAGACAGAATGATTTTAACAATTATCGCAATGTTGATGATTCCTGTTGGAGTTTTGATGGTTCACAAAGATAAGTACGAGGGCGTTGTCTATGGGATAGGACTTCTGCTCACTGTATGCGGTGGGCTTATAGCGTTTATTATGGCAATCTGCATCATCTGCGCCCATGTGGGAGTGGATGCACAAATCGAGGAAAACAGGATCGAATATGAATCGCTCTGCCAGAGATATGAAATTGTTACGTCAGAGTATGAGGATGTATCAAAGTCGGATGTGATTAAGGACATAGCTGAGTGGAACAAGGACGTCTACAGTTACAAGCATTGGGCAAATAACCCTTGGACGAGTTGGTTTTACTCTAAGCGAGTTGCGGATGATATGAAGATGATTGAGATGGAAGGGAGCGAGACATGACCATCGTAGACGTTACCAAAGAAAACGAATGTTGTTGCTCATGTATCCATAACAAGCGCACATTCATCAAGGATTATTATTGTACCTGCACTTGCGAACTGGACGGGCACTACATCGGTTATGTGGCAAATTTTGAATCTGTTTGTGAGGAATGGAAGGGGGAGACATGAGTAAGTACATCATCGAGTTAGATGAGAACGCCAAAGAGGTGGTAGTAATATCCCTTGAAGATGGGGACATGTGGACGGAAACAATGGAAGTCGAGGACCTTGAGCAGTTGAACTCCGACTACATCAACGAGCATTTCGGAGATCTGCAAGATGATGCGTACAATAAAGGCTATGCCCAGTGCCAAGATGATTATGGCGATGCACTTAAACACGCAAAAGACACGGCATACAAGAAAGGCCTGCATGATGGTGAATCTAAGTGCGGATACTGTAACGAATATCAGCGGGGTCTTAACGAAGCATGGGAGGCGGCAAGGAAGATTGTTTGCGATGAAGAGTTGGATTGGAACACACTTTTACATCTTTTCAACAGAGGCAATTTTGAGGGCATCTTTGGAGGCTTTTCTCCATCCGAGGCAATCGCCAAGCTGAAATCGTACAAAGAGAAGCAGAAGGCAGAGGACAAGATAAAGGTCGGGGATGAGGTCGAGTGGGATAATGACTTCACTGGTGACCGCTTCATCGTAACCCGAATCTATCAGCCATACGGTAAAAAAGAGCAGTGCGACGGAATAGACGATGATGGAGATGTGTACAGAGCGGTGCTCATCGAAAGCCTCGTCAAAACAGGCAGACACTTCGACATCGCATCAATACTGGAGGACATGAAAAAATGAGTGAATTAAAATTTGATTGGAGATGGAAAGACTATGGATTAAGAGCAACTCCGAAACGCTTAATAAGATTTGATAACGATGAATCGAATGAGACCATAGATTTTATAAAGTATTTCAGATATGGCAATGAAGAGAGATGTTACTCTATAGGATATTTTTATTATAATGAGCATGAGCCGTGTTGGGAGTTAAAGTTTGTCGGAGATAGATTTAAAGAAATATCATCTGAGGACTTATCAGTAGTTTGGAAATATCTATTAGCCGCATATGATGTTCTTACGGAGTGGAAACATAGTGAACAAGACATATGAATTATTTAGTGGACAAGAATTAGTAATTGCTGAAAAGATACAGCAAAGGAGATTACAAATTCTTGTCCATTCTTGTATTTATTATGAATTAAACGGAAGTACAATATCTGATAAGCAGTGGGATACATGGGCAAAAGAATTAGTAACGTTACAGAAGCAGTTTCCCCACATAGCAGAAAAAGTCGTTTGGAATAGCGACTTTGTAGACTTTGACGCTACAACAGGATTTAATCTGCCGATTAAAGATGAGTGGGTAATGAAAAAAGCGAGACAATTATCTGGTATTGTTATTAAGCAAAAGCCCAAGCCAGTGAAAAAAGTAAAGAAAGGAAGATTGTTTTGACAAAGAAGCCGAGAGTATATATAGAAGATTTTGAAATGCCGAAATGTTGTAAAGAGTGTCCCGCAGTAATGTATTGGGAGTATGATAATGAAACATCGTGTAAGTTATCCGGTCGTTTTTTATGGAACGCAACACCGAATAAGACTAGACATCCAAATTGTCCTCTCAAAGTTCAGCAGTAATATTAGTTGACGTATTAGTTATAATGTAGTACAATATTAGAGTAGTAGATAACTATAAATACTGTATAACTTAGAGAGGAGAGAAACTATGACACTTGTTGAACTTCACAGCATTATGGGAGACAGAATCAAAGTTACACTCAGAGAAGATGTTACACCTGAGGAGCGCACCATTGAGAATGAGCAGACAAAAATTATCATTGGCGTAGCAAAGCAGATGATTAATAACGGCAAGTTGATTCTTGAATATGAGAAAGCACTTGCACAGGCAAAGACACTTCAGAAGTCAGTTCTTGCGGACATTATCGGAGAGTAATATGAACAGAAGTAAAGTCGGCACAAGAACTCCGAGAGTCTATACTGAAGAAATGCAGAGATGGATACTAGATAATGCTGACACAGGAGTATTTAAGAGTCAGAAGAATTTTACCGATGTATTTAATGCGATTCATGGCACTGCAATATCATATGCGGCAATGAACACTTATTTGTATAGACATGGTATAGTTGTTAAGACTAAGAATAATACAAGTGCTTATACGGAAGAAATGAATAATTGGTTTGTCGCTAATTATCCTAAGTATGATAACGATTGGGTTACGCTTGCACGAGATTTTAATTCAGAGTTTTGTACTGACTTTACTTCAACCCGACTTTGCAAGCATTGTGAGAGAAAATTAAAAATCCATAATCCTAAGTCAAAGAAAGGTCGAATAAATAAAGGCACTTTTCAGAAAGGTAACAAAGGCGCATCAACAGACAGACAAGCGCCGATAGGTACAATCAGAACATACAGTTCTAGCACATCGAAGATACTATACGTCAAAGTAAAACTTGCTGACGGTGATTCTAGTGCAAGGGGACATAATTATAGAAGACCTTGGTGGATACCATTAAAAGAAAAAGTGTGGATTGATGCACATGGCGAGATACCTGATGGATGTAGCGTAGTTCAGTTAGACAGAGATTATAAAAATTGTAATCTTGATAATCTTGCACTAGCAGATAAGCGAGGATTAGCAATAATGATGAGTCATAAATGGTGGTCTGAGAACAGCAAGTTTAACGCAACTGGTATTCAGTGGTGCAATCTTTATATGACAGCAAAAGATAATGGAGTTTTAGCGTGAATACAAGATATTACAGTGGTAGACAAGAGAAAAAAGTAGCAAAAGCAGTCAAGGGTAGAAAGACTGCGAACAGCGGTGCAACAGCATTTAGTAAAGGCGATGTTATTACAGACCAGTTTTTGATTGAATGCAAGACAAAAACTAAGGATTGCAATTCTTTTACAATCAAAGAAGAGTGGTTGTTAAAGAATGAAGAAGAAGCATTCGCAATGGGCAAGAATAATTCAGCACTTGTTTTTGACTTTGGTCCTAGTGCAAATAAGCGTTACTACGTTATTTCAGAGAGGTTGTTTCAGTTGTTACAAAAGTATTTGGAGGAGGATGTATGAAACTAACTAGAGAAGAGGCATTGAAGTATCACCGTCAGATGTGGACTGATATGCAGAAAGAATTGGGAGATAAGCCGCAGAGTGGTAAGCGAGTGTTGTTTAAGGAAAAGTGGTGTGAAGAGCATTTTCCGGATGAAGATATAGAGGCAGATTGCTTTCTATGTGAGTATTTAAATACTAGCGGCTGTAACTGTAATCGCGGACGAGATTGTTTGATTGTTTGGCCCTATGGTGGTTGCACTGCGCATAATTATTATTATGATGCGCCTATTTCAGAGATTCTTGCACTTCCGGAAAGAGAGGTAGAATGATGACATTACAAGAGCAGATGATTGCCGCTAATGTTCGTAATTGGCTGTCTGACTTAGCAATCGGTGCAAAGGCAACTGCAACATCAGTTCGTTTTGCAGTTTGTAATGAAGAAAATGCCTATGGGCATGAAGCATCTGTGTACGATGATGGTATTAGAGATGATATTCCTACCGTACATGTGCATCGGCTCAAAGAACTTGCAAAAGCGGCAGAATTAGATGTGCAATATAGGACGTTCACAAAAGACGAATATTATTATAGGTCTTTTAGTGGAGAGTATTTTATAGTATTCAATGGTGTAAAGTTTTCAGATATGAGATTACGAAAGGGATATAAATACAATGAAGGGAAGTAAAGTGCGTATTTTAGAGCATTTTGAAAAGCAGAATACACTTACAAGTATGGAGGCATTTCAGAAATATGGTATCACAAGATTAGCGGCAAGAATCAGTGACTTGCGACATTTGGGATATGCTATTGATACTGTAATGGCTGAGAGTACAAATAGATATGGGGAGCGTGTTCGATTTGCAAATTATGTATATAGAGGAAGGATTTTAGACGATGGCGAGTAAAGCACTAGCAATAAAATATCGTCCTGCAACGTGGGAAGATGTAACAGAGCAGGCAAGTACGACTACTATTTTACGTCAGCAGTTACAGAGCGGAGAAGTAAAAAACGCATATCTGTTCTGCGGACCCGCCGGATGTGGTAAGACAACTTGTGCGAGAATTTTTGCACATGATATTAATAACGGAGAGGGCAATCCGATTGAACTCGATGCCGCAAGTAACAATGGTGTCGAGGATGTAAGAGAAATTATTCAACAGGCAAAGACAAAGAGTTTGGACAGTGAATATAAGATTTTCATTATTGATGAGTGCCACGCATTATCAAACAGCGCTTGGCAAGCAATGTTAAAAATTATCGAAGAGCCTCCGGCAAAAAGTATTTTTATTTTCTGCACAACTGACCCGCAAAAAATACCTAAAACAATTCTAAGTCGGGTACAGAGATATGATTTCCAAAGAATAAGCCAAGATGGTATAGTTGATAGGTTAGACAGTATTTTGGAAAATGAATTAAATGAACGTTCTGATTTATTGTGGACTAGAAATACTCTTGAGTATATAGCAAAAATCGCTGACGGCGGTATGAGAGATGCTATTACGCTTATGGATAAGTGCCTTGCATACTCTAAAGACCTTACACTTGAGAATGTAGTAAGCGCATTAGGAACAGTAGATTACGAAACTATGATTAGTCTGTCCGCAGATATTCTTGTAAAGAATACAAAGGCAGTTATGTACATCATAGAAGCACTATACGCAACAGGAAAAGATATAAAGCAGTTTGTGAAGCAGTATTTACAGTTCCTTCTCGATATTCAGAAGTTTGGAGTTGGCTGTGATTGGAAGTATTTACAAGTTCCTAAGATTGAAGATTATGAAGATTGGTTCGAGGATTTAAAATCTGCTGATTACGATAAGTTAGAATCTGTATTGAAGGCAATGATTAAACTTAACGCAGATATTAAGTGGAGCAGTACACCTAAGTATGACTTAGAAGCAGTATTATATATGGAGTGCAAATGATACAACCTAAAAGAGTGCGGAGAAAGAACATAAAGAATAGAATTAATTGTCCCTTTTGTGGACGCAGTGTAGATTTAAAAGACGCTGATACAGATTTTATTATTCGGGAGAATAAATATTTACAGAAGTCCCGACAGTATTTTCATAAGACCTGTTTTCAAAAGTTCTACAGTGTGAGAGGTGATGAGGGTGATAGGACAACAACATCTACAAAGTCAGATTGAGCAGATGATAGAGAATGGCACGTTTCCTCGGTTCAGCATTATTGTTGGACCGAGAGGCTGTGGCAAGAAAACATTAGCGCATCTGATATATCAGAAATTCGGTACTGGTATCTTTTCCAACATTGGAATATCAGTTGACGCAGTACGGCAGTGTATCGCACAGAGTTATATGATTAGAGGTAGTCAATCTATCTATTTACTTGCTGATGCTGATAATATGTCAAATGCCGCAAAGAACGCACTTCTGAAAGTAACGGAAGAGCCTCCGAATAATGCGTATTTCATTATGACGCTAGAGGATGAACACAATACTCTTGAAACAATCAGAAGTCGTGGCGCAGTGTTTCGTATGGATAGATATACACCGGATGAAATTATGCAGTATATAACAGAAAAGTACGGCAGTACAGCAGATGATAATATTGACATATTTAAAGGTATATGTGACACGCCTGGTGATGCTGATATATTAGCAAAGTGCGGTATAAAGAGTTTTTATGAGTATGTTCAATTAGTTGTGGATAATATAGCAGAAGTATCATTAGCAAATGCTTTTAAGATTCCTAGTAAAGTAGCACTAAAAGACGGTGCAGAAGGATATGATTTGAAGTTGTTTTGGAAAGCATTTATAAACATTTGTTTCCTTACTCAGACATATGATAAATGGGGACCCGCAGTTTCGATAACGTCAAAGAGACTGCAAGATTTACGAGTAAAAGGAATTAATAAGCAAATGCTTATGGATAATTGGATATTGGAGGTAAGAGATGCTTGGAGTTAAGATAACGATATTTGTAATAGTTATAGCGGTTATTTGGGTTATCGGTGTCAGACTTTATTTAGAGGAGAACACTGCCGCTTCAATACATATGCGCTTAACTCAAAAGTATGCATGGTACGTAGAGGTCGGGGCATGGCTGATTGTGTTCTCTGTTATAGGAATTATTTACTCGACAGTGTATCTGTTATTCATACGGTGATATAAGGAGGAATATTATGAAGCGTTATAAATTAGAAATTGGAGAAACACTGGTTTATCATCACGAGGTAGTAGTTGAAGTAGAGGACGATGCCGATATAGATGATATTTGCAGTAGATTTGATAAGTATGCAGACCGATTTGACGATATTTACTATACGGATGATTATGCAGACGGTAAAGTAAAAATTATACAAGTTATAGAAGATGGTTCGCCCGATTGTGAAGTAGAGATTACAGACTATGATGAGGTTACAGAATAAATGGATGTAGCAACATTAAAGAATCATATAAAATTAAAAACGCTTCCGACGTTTTTAATCTTTTCGGGAGATGAGTGGAAAGTTCAGCAGATTTATATTGAGCAGATTGCTAAGGTGACAGGAAAGAAATGTGTTCGTATTGATAGTATCGGTGAAATATTTCAGAAACTATCGAATCGGTCGTTTGTGAAAGAGTCAGTAATCTACATAGTCCGTGATGACAAAGAGTTGATGCAGAACGAAAAACTTCAGCAGAGAATAGAGAAAGTTCTCGGCGATAATATGCTGATTCTTTTACTGACAAATGTTGATAAGAGAACTAAGTTTTACAAGTCATATAAAGCGTCTATTTGCGATTTTGAGCGACTTTCTGATAAGATGCTAGAGAAGTATGCACTAAAACAAATAAGTCTCTCAAAACGCAATTTAGAGCGTCTTATAGAAATCTGTGAACATGATTACGGACGTATGTTGTTAGAGATTGACAAGATAAAGAGGTATGTTGATGGAAGAACTTTGGAAGGACATTGAAGGATTTGAAAATTATCAAATATCAAATTTAGGCCGTGTTAAAAGTATAGGCAGATTTGATACACGTGGTAAGTATTGGTCTGAAAAAATATTAAAAGTTCGACTGCATCCTCGTGGTTATTGTTTCGTGCATTTACGAAAAGATGGTAAATACGTGTATAAATTTATTCATAGACTTGTGGCTGAGGCATTTATTCCAAATCCTAATGGGTTGTCTGATGTTAAACACTTGGATGAAGATTTATCCAATAATATTGTGTACAATCTTCAATGGTACGACCACAGTCATGCTATAACTTATGGTAACCACTATAGACGAATACAGGATAGACGTAAATTTTTGAATCCGAGAAATGTTAGAGGCGATATATGGGAAAAGCCTGTTTTAAAAATTTCAAAATATAGCGGAAAAATTATTCAAAAATATGATTCAATTACGCTTGCCAATAAAAGTTTAAAGAGAAGTCCTTATTCATATAGTATAATAGAGTGTTTACGTGGTAAGCGTAAATCATCAGGAGGATACGTTTGGAAATATGACCTATGATGAAGCGTTTGAAATATTAGTAAAAGACGGAACAATTCATGTTCCGGCTAAAGATGCGATATTCGATTTTGTGGATGAAGTGTTAAATCGACACTGTAACAATTCATTCCAGTTATTACAGGAGTGTTATGATGTCGGTGAAGCAACGATGGTAATGTTAAGTGTTCTTTACAATAATGCCAAAGCAGTTTTGCAAGTCCGGACCTGTAAAACAAACGATATATCGAAAACTACAGGACTCAGCGGATGGCAGATAAAAAATGCAAAACCCCATGTTCATAAATATACTGATGCAGAACTGGTAGATATGTTAAAATTAATACAAGAGTGCGAATCGGGAATTAAAACCGGACGTATCGAGGAACAGTTTGTCATGCAGTATATTTTAGCGAGGATATTATGAGTAAGATTGCACCGTGTAAAGATTGTGAAAGTAGGCACGCAGAATGCCACGCAACTTGTAAACTGTATAAAGATTGGAAAGGAGAATATGAAACGGCGAAGAAAAAATCTTACGCAAGGCAGAAATTAAATATGGACTATGTAGATTATGTACTAGAGCAGAGGTCAAAGCGTGTTCGACCGAAGTCAGCACTGAGAACACAGAAGATAGTGGCACAGATTTAGAAAGGAGTAAAAATGTCATCGTTGACACAGGAACAGATTAAGGATGAGTTTATTAACTTGTTGTCAGATAGTTACGGATATTGGACAGATAAGGATAATGCAGTTGATGCGGTTTCGTATCTGTGCGGAGCGTATGATTTGATGTTGCGGTGTGTGCATAAATTGGAAAGGTGTGTAGAAGTGAATGAAGTTAATTACTGAGGAGAAAAATGAGCATGAATTTTGTTTACGGTGTGGTAGAAAGTTAAAGAATTTGAAAGCACGGGAAATTGGTCTCGGACCCGTGTGCGCAAGAAAATTGAAGCAGGAGAATGAGCAAAGTAAGAAACTTTTCCCAACCGAAAAATAGCCAAAAAAAAGAGCCCGCTTGCGCAGGCTCTTTTATTATGTTAGTTCGTCCTCAATATACGCTTTTGCATCCTTCTTGCGATAAAACCAGAGCGGGGAACCGTTGTCAGTAATTCTTTCACCGTTGTAAGTGATGTACCAACGTGTTTCTCTTCCGTATCCGGGATAACCGTGATAGTTCTTTATTACGGAAACTTCCTGTTTTTCAATCTCGTACATAATTGCCTCCTTAGTGCTTTAAATATCCGTACAGCATATCCTCAATCCACTCATCAATCTGCTGATAAGCAGTTCTTCCGAACTCCTCTTCTTCTGCATCATAGCAAAACACATAAGGATCGGTTGAGTACGACCTCTCTCTTGATGATGCGTTTAGGACTAGAACAAACTGAAAACTCGTATCACCCCACATCCAATCATCAATATCAATATCCGGCAGAAGTCGTTCCTGCAACTTCTTTGCAGTGTAGTCCATCCAATCGTAAATTCTCCATTCGTAAATGACTCCGGGTTTCATATTTCCTCCTTAACTATGTAGATATTACAGTTCTGCATCCAGATTGTTTGCAACCTGTCTGAGTGCTTTTCTATCAATGCGAGGCTTGGAAAGAATATCGGCTATCTCATCTCTAGCATCCCGCACAATGTTTACCCAACCTTCATTTGTTACATCAAGTTGTTCCATCATTGAATCAATGCTGGAATCATATGCGGCACTTACCATGTCGCTTACAATATTTTCGGTAACTTCTGCAAATTCATTTCCTAGTGTATTTCGCAGGACGTCTAAGACGTCCTGCAGATTGTTGATTAACTTTCCATTATAAACTGTATACATGATTCACCTAACCTTTCTGATTTCTCCAAACATTATCCACCAGTTATAATCATATCCTTTAGCGTCAAACCAAAGTTCCTGTTCTTCCATCTCACGATATGCCCAAGACTGGGAGCAGTTACACCACTCTCCGTCAAATATGGTTTCAACTGACACCTCGCAATTCTCATCGTACCAGTGTTTCTTTACATAATGACGGTAAATTGCCTTTGCCTCGGCACGTGTTAGCCAATCGGCAATGACTTCTTCTACAGGCGGAGCAGTGTATCCAAATGCTCCGTCATCATGCCAGGTAATGGTTACTCTGAATTTCATGGGTTTCTCCTTTCAGATTTTTTCGATTCTGTAGCCTTGGACGCGGTCATCAGCCTTGAGTTTAGGAATGACGCGGTTCTTTAACTCATCCTCAGTATAACCAACACCGCCGTTAGTCCAGAGAATGCGTTTGACCAAAGTCTGGTCACTGCGTCTAAGGTGTGCAACAAGGTGAACATAGTATCTTTCCATTTTTTCTCTCCTTTCTTGAGTGAGCATTATTGACTCATTATCGTCCACAACCTAAGTTGTGAACGATGTATCAATCAATACATACCACGAATCATACTATTAATCATGCTATTCCAGTTTCTTCTATCCTCGAAGTAAAATCTTCTTGCTTCCTCGTACTGTTCCTTATACTCGGCAATCTTCATCGCTTTCCATAACTCAAGATAATCCTCATCGAGTTCATCTCCAATTGTAAAACGGGCGACTTCGACTTCATCTCCACATTCATCAACCATAATTAAAACCATCATTGTCGTTATCTCCTTTCACAAAGCTGGCAGACGTTTTCGGTCTGCCAGCAACTTTGTAGACTATGCTTCTCTGAACCATTTCCTGTAATCCGAATCCTTACAATATCCAGCCGCAGAGTAGAAGAAGTCCTTTGCTTTTCTCAGCTTGTGCTCCCACTCATCGCAGTCAATATCAACAACGGCAACAGGACAATCATATTTACACTTCGGCTCGATGACCTCAATCTCATAATCGAGGACTTCTGCGAAGTGCTTCTCTCCGCACTTTGTCAGTTTATCACCACCAACGTATGCAATACCAAGTTCCTCACACACGTTATCATACACATCAATGTCCTCATGTGTGCCGTCTGCCCAGAGTTCAATGAACTCCCTAACTGTCATTTTCATGCTTTTCTCCTTTCATACATCTGCGGAAACGCAGTGATAAATAACCCAGTTATTATTTACCTTGAAAATGCTACGCCAGGCAGTGAATAGCTGACCAGTGCAGTCATATCCTCGATTGTAATAATGGATACGATAGTAATCATCGAACCATAACTTAACCGCTTCTTTTGTATCGCCAGGTTCAACAGGCGCTACAATCTTTTCGATATAGCCGTCCCAATCCTTTCGGAATACGGAAACGATATAAGGGTCTTGCTTTTCTGCCTCATCCTTGTAATACTGGCGAATACGTTTTTTCGCCTTTTTGATAACAATGCTACCGTCCCAATCGGGAAATTCTTTTTGACACTTCTCCCAAAGAAGAAGTTCTTCCCATAGTTTTTTGAGTTCCATGTTTTTCTCCTTTCTTGAGTCGAGGATTAATCCCTCATTCCCGCCCACATCCTAAGAGGTGAGCGGAGTATGAAACATCAATCTTTGAAATAGTTTACCGCATATTCCAGTGCTTCCGCATACGTGTAGAAGTAGTGTCCTGCGCACCAGGTTCCGTCGGTAATATCATACCCGGAGCAGAATACATATGGCTCACAGGAGCAGTGGCGGTCGATGATTGCGTAATAATAATTACCTCTTTTGGGCGCAAGGAACATTTTCAGTTCATATCCTTCCTTTACAACAATATTCATTTCTTTTCTCCTTTCTTGACTTTGTAGATGTTATATTGCTCTGATAATGGCATGACCATTATACAACCGATTATAAATACGTTCCTGTTCAAGGCAGGCCTCATAGAGATGTAGATACATCTCCACGACCTTCGTGATTTTACCGGTCACGCGGTCTTTTTTCAGATATTGGAATTTGTACATCGTTTTCTCCTTTCTTGATGTTTTTGAGTGAGGACTAATCCCTCATTATCGACCACAAACTGTTAGGCTTGTGGTCGAGGTATGAGACATTACTCGTTAATAGGTTCTACCTGTTTATCGGTAAACCAGGCACTGTTTTTCATAAAGCAGTATCCTTTCGCCTGCGCCTCTTCTTCACTCATATCTTTTTTCTTCCCTTTGGTGTATTTCCAGATGGGGAACTTTGCTACCGCACGTTCTCCTTTTCGCACTTGGAAGCCGAGCGACTTCCAATGTGCGTAGGTATGAATTTCATTCTCCTCAGTGATAACTCCATCGGCAATAAGCATTGCCATATTTCCCATAATGATTTCTACGTTTGTCATCTTACCACATCCTCCTCTGTCCAAAACACCGGCTTATTCTTAGACGGCGTGATATACATAATCATCGCCTCTCCTGTTTCCGGATTCATAAACTGAAATGCGGCAGTGAACATGAAAGTGTTATGGGAAAGGATTCTCAAATCGCTTCCATCATGTTCTGCCATAAGACGTTTGCAGTAATCAAACGCCTCAGCCTTTGCGCGGCTGTAGTTTCCATATACCTGCCACAGTTCTGTATCACTGCTCCTCTTATACATTTCGGTAATATACATGGCTTCCTTAGTGTTGTGTTTCATAGTTGCTCCTTTCTTGACTTTGTAGATTATACTAACTGTTGAATTAGGAAAATCAGAATTGATAATCCTATACAGGATAAGCACCAATATTCTAATGGCATTATTCTTTCCATCAGCATACCAAGTGCTGTATCCAGTGTTGCTAATTGTGCATCTGTCCGCGATTCTATAATGTATTCAATATCCTGCGGTTCTACTACGATGCACTCTCTTCCAAATTCCTCATCGTAATAGAGCGGAGCGAGTAGAACCGCACCTGAGGGATAAATCTTTAGAATTTCTCCCTCAGTGTCGCTTCCGTGAAACAATACAGAAACGACATCTCCTACCATGTACTCATCCATTCATATCTTTCTCCTTTCTTGAGTTATTTCTGTTTCCAGACTCTGGAGCATTTCTGCTCCAGGCGCTTTGGGCTTAACTGGCTATTTATAGTCGCCCGAACGACTTTAGATGAGTTTATCCAGTTTCTTGAGGAAGCCATTGCATACATCAATTGTAATCTGGTCATCCTCATCCAACTCTGCCTTCGGAACATAATCCCACTTGTCCTTGAAATAGGGAACAGTTTTCTCATCGTCCTCCCATTTCAGTTCACCGGTTCTCCAGTCCCTTGCCTGCTCTTCCTCTTTTCCAACTACATCCCAGGTCATGGATTTGTCTCGGATAATCTCATTAAGCACATCCTCAAGTCTCTCCAGTACCTCAGCCTGCTTCCTCATAACTGTAAATCTCTTTGCCATTTCTTTTTCCTCCTTATTTTGGCTATTTTGAGTTTCTTCCCTTTCGGGGATAACTCCTGTCAGGTGTCGAGCCTGAATTCCGTTCTCCGCAGGAGTTGAACTATGTAGACTATACTCTCATTACCTCATCAAAATAATATCTGATTCCCTGCTTCCTGATATACATTCTTCCAGAAGGTGCAGTATAAATCTTATGTCTCCTAAAATCATATCTGCCATTTCCAAAGTTGAAACAGGCGATAACATAATCCTCAATTCCGTATTCGATGTCCAGGATTTCAATGCCGCCCCACTGAGTAAATGCAGTATTGATATATCCAACTGCCTTAGTGTTGGCATATTTCTTATACAACGGTGTTCTCATGTTTCCCTCCTTACATTACTTCAAAATTTTCCTGGTAAATATTTTCGAGGAACTCATAACTCTCCTCATCAATGTCCATCGGGTCAACCTCCGTCTCAAATAAATCGTCCAGCCATTCTTTAAATCTCATTTCTTTTTCCTCCTTTTTTGAGTTGCTATTCTGACTTTTCACTCCAAGACCGTGAACCTATCGTCAGCCTCAGGAGCGTATTCATCAAAAAATTTCCGCGGCGTAATGGAAAGAATGATATATAACATAACTCTGGAAAGTAACTTTTTACATACGTAAAAACAACTCTCCAGGATAGTCAAAAATCATATGTATCCACTACTATAAAAAGCCGATACAGTAGAAAAATTTTCAAGTCGCCGGATAGGAAAAGAAGATACCCAATACTTGAAAAACCTTATAAATATCAGCCTTTTATAGTAGTATATACAGATAATATATACTACCAATACATAGAAAACGAACTCTGTAGATTACATCTCTCCTGACAATTCTAAAAACGCAAGACACCGAAAATCATCCTCATTCCTAAATTTCTCCAGCTAACTCCAGTACCCACATTGCAATCCAAGTGGCATGGCGGGGAAATATCATTTTACTAGCGCACTCCAGAAGCCAGGGGATAATCTGGTCCTTAGCATCAAAATACGGGCTCAGGTTAAAGTCACTGAGGTAAAACATAGCGTCAGGATGTTTAGTTGACGCTCCCCAAGTCTCAAAAACAGTTTCCTTATCACTCAGGCGACTATACAATACGTAACTTTCCATTTTATACTCCTTTCTATATACGACCTGCCATCATCGGTATGCAGTGGTCAATCTGCATAGACAACCAGGGGCAATTGCTTGCCCCCGGTCGTTTCGGCTTCTTATTTGTATGTTACTCTGCCTTAGGCTCCTCAGCTTTCTTTGCCTCTGCCTTAGCTTTCTTGGCAGCTTCCTTCTCGGCTGCCTTTCTTGCCTTCTCCTCAGCCTTAGCCTTAGCCTTTGCTTCCTTCTCTGCCTTCTTGGCAGCCTCCTTCTCTGCCTGCGCCTTTGCCTTGGCGTCATTGCGGGCTGCCTTGACCTGCTCCATTTTGCTGAGGTACTGTCCGAGCACCTTTTCCAGGTCTGCATGGGCGACCGTCACTGCATAGGGGTTCACCGGGTTGCCCGCCACGACCTTCGCCGTAACGCCTTCAGGGACCATGTCTTCCTTGCTGTGGAAGATGACCGCCTTCTGACCGACTTCCATGTAGAACATGCCGACCTTGCCGTTCAGGACAGTAGTCCGACCCATACCGGGTGTGTACTTGTGGTCAATGTTCTCCAGTGCCTTATCAATGACTCCCTGGGCGTTCTCTTTGGCGTGTGCCTTCGCCTCAGCCTTTGCCTTCTTCTCTGCCTCAGCCTTCTCCTTCGCTGCCTTGCGCTCCTCTGCCTTCTTTGCCTTCTCGGCTGCCTTCTTCTCTGCCTCAGCCTTCCTTGCCTGAGCCTTTGCTTCCTTCTCTGCCTGTTTCCTTGCTTCCATTGCCTTCTTCTCCTCTTCCTTGTTCTGCTCCTGAGTGCTAACGGTTACTGCGGTCATGTTCTTTTCCTCCTTCTTGCTGGTCTTGGTTGTCTTGCGGGTTTTCTTGGTCTCGGTTGCTGTAGTCATGTTCTTGTCCTCCTTGTTCTGGTTGTTCATAGCGTCCTGAGTTGCGATGGTTGCGTTGGTCTTGGTTGTCATTGTTTGTTCCTCCTTTGAGTATTTTGAGATTGTTAAATGTTTATCACGGCTCCTAGGCCTAGCAAACGTCCTCAGCAATGAACTGGGAACGTTTGCTAGTCCCAGGGGACTAGTTATTGTGCAAAACTCTTTTCCTGCTGTTCGGTGTGTATCTCGGTTGTTTCCCACTGTAATTCAATACCGCTGTTCGTTACGTTTTTCCGTCAAGTTGTCTGCCGTCAGTGTATGATATACGCACATGCGTACATTGCTAAACTAGCATGGTCGGCCGCTCCCATCGTGCTGGGGCGGGGTGCTGTTAATGTCGCCGTTATTCAATTGTATAAGTCAACACTGCACATTATGCTACAGTGGGGTGCTCGGTCATCATTACGTACTGCCCTGTAGTGTCCCCGCTGACACGGCCCGGATACTTGAGGCTATGGGGGTCCCACGGTGAGGCGATTAAGTACGTTTTTCAACTAGTGGGCAGAACGCCCGGAAAGGGGGGTCGATAGTCAACTGATAGTCAACTATCTAATAATATTATATGTCAAGTAGTACAATATTACAATAAAAATACGGCAATCCGCTGCAGGTCACGTGTAAAAATTTTAGTGCTATTTTTGTGCATAATGTACATACATATGTTCGATTAAATTATTTGAATTATCAGAATATTGCATACAATTTTTACGCACTTTTAAGTTGTCTGAATTGTATAAACAATTCAAATTGTATACATACTTTAGTCACATACAGTATTAACGTATTACTACTGTAAAGTATTAATGTTTTAAAACATCATTGCATTAATGCTTTAACGTATTACAGCATTAACGCTTTACATCTTTAACACTTTAGTACGATAGAAGATTGTTAAAAACGTAACTATCGAAAAATCGCAGATAACAAAAAATTAGTTACTTTACTACGTTACAGCGTTAATACGTTACTACTGCATTGCTTTAATACGTTACAGTGCTACTACATTAAGATGTTACTACTGCACAACTGTAACGCTTCAACGCATTGAAGCATTAACGCTTTAACACGCTGATGCGTCAGCACGTTAGCACTGCAACACTTTAACGCTGTGAAGCGTCAGACCCCCCACCCCAGTTAGTTTTGACTAACTCGCACTCTCACTCTCCGCGTCAACTTGACTCTTTTTTGTAATAAGAACACACGTTCACTTGCATCGTTGTGGGGCAATAACACACGTTCACTTGTTCTCAAGTTCTCACGAGTTCTCAGTGATGCAAGTTCTCAAAGCCTCTCTTGCATCTCAGATTTTTTGCAACCTACTCTCTAATTAAAGTCAAAATTGTATAACGTATTCAAAACGCAAATCCCGAATCTCAGATTTTTTATACACGTAAAATATAGTAAAGTCCCGGCTTTGATTTTTTATTTTTATACGCACTGTATTGACTAGCGTTGTATAACATTGTATAATAAAGTATGATAGTTTATTTGTTCTGCTGTCCTATCTGCGCTACGGGGAGAAAGAAGTGTTTATGCACGAACGTAAATGGTTTAATGGTATCGGGATGCTTGAATATCTCAGCGCCGAAGAATTTCATTCAGGACCGTGGGTTGTTTCAGAACTTAGAGCGAAAGACCAGTATGGGCATATTTATTGTGTTGTGCGTAATACAGAAAAGTTTGATTTAAGATATGTTGAATAAGGAGGATTATGTATGGTAGAGGATATGATAAAGATGCACAAAGAATCGTTTCAGATGTTAGTGAGAGGAAAAGATAATACTGTCGTAGAGATTACTATACCAGGATATACTTTTTCTTTTCTTGGCGTTGATTTCGGATGCACGAATAAGTATTACTATAATGGTAAGTTAGAAACGTATGACAGACAGTGGATTCTAGTTGATTTAGAGACTAAACTTGTTTGTGGAAGGTCAGTGAGTAGAAGAACTTTTTCTTCTTTACTTACTCCGCAGTATGTAAATCGGATTAAGGAGATTAAGAAAAAACGAAAACTTTACAAATCTGAAAACAGATGCTAAGATGAAGTCAAATAAAGGAGGACGTAGCGTGGACAAAGGTACTTATGGCGACACACTCGCAAGCGAATTACTGCATGAAGTAAAACTTTCAGCAAAAAGATGGTTTATAGCGTTTTGTATTATGGTTGCTCTTGAACTTGCTACAATTGCTGGATTTATGTGGTATATTAGTTTGCCGGCTGATGAATTAACGATTGAGAATGATGATGGGAACGCTAATTACATCGGCAACGACCTCAACGGAGATTTAAACAATGGCGAGAATAGTAAGAAAACGGAAAGTAGTGAGACGGCACAGACGGAGACGTTAAATGGCAACTAATCAGAGAATGGCACTGAAAAAACTCCAGCGGGCTATAAATGCTCGTTCTGAGAGTAAAATTTTAGTCAGTGAAACAGAGTGGTATTCGGATAAGCGAAACGCTACTATAACTTCATATATTATACGAAAAGCACTGCCTACAAAAGATACTGCTAGAGGACGTAAAAAGCACACTGAGTTGTTTAATACTACGTCACTGATACAAGCGGTATTATATTTACGAGATTATTGGTATTCGCTTATAGGAGAAGAAATACCGACAGACAATGAATACTGGAACAATATAAAAGACACGAAGGGAATAATTATAGATGCCAAAGCGGAAGAAGAAATTCCTGACGAATGAGCAGAGAATATTTATCAAACATTACATAATGACAACTAATGCCTCAGAAGCGTATAGAAGAATGGCGAAAGAGATAAATAAGCCTCTTCCTAAACGCTATGTATCTACTGCAAATACATGGCTGAATACACCAGAGGTATTACATGAAATTGAAATCTGCATGGCAGAAGCAACTAGAAGAACGATTAATGATAACATCAGTACCGCAGAAGAAGTAATGGAGTTCTTTACAAAGGTAATGAGAGGACAAGTAAAAGACCAATTTGGACTTGATGCTCCGCTTTCTGAAAGAACTAAAGCGGCACAAGAAATAGCGAAGCGCACAATCGACATTGACAACAGATTAAAAGGTGTTGCAGACAATGTAACAGAAGTCAAGATTGATTGGGGCAGAAATAAATAACTTAGCGTACATCTACTTTTTTGTCATACCCTCCTTTCCGTAAGCAACTCAGGACGTAATGTTCTGAGTTGTTTGCTTTTGTTATCTTTACTATTCTGTAAATATTTTGTATACTGTACTTAACAAGTTGGTGGGGAGAAGGAGTTATTATGAAATACGTATGGGAAGATGCTGAATTTTGGAAAGACACTGCAAACAGAGCAATTTGTACTTTTTGTGAAACTGCTTTCGGTATGTTGACAATCGGACAAGCGTTTACAGAAATTAACTGGTTACACATCGCATCTGTATCAGGTGTTGCCGCAGTTGCAACAGTTTTAAAGTGCTTATGGGTAGCAACTAAAAAAGATGAAAATGAGGAAGAGTAAGTTCAATGAATCTTGAAGCAATAAAGACAGTAAAAGCCATAGTGAAAGAGGACGCTTCTCGATATGCAGTTTCTCAGCCTATCTATAAAGAAGATTATGGATTATATTTTCTCGTAATTGAAGGTCTGGAACTGCCGGAAGTGTATACTGTGGACTTTTCTAATTCTGAAACGACCGGTAACTCCGTGCCTATGCTTGGAAATTCTGACGGAGTTCTGATTCCTAAACAGTTCATTGATACCGGGAAAGATATTTTTGCGTTTTTATATATTACGGGCGATGGTTTCGGAAGAACTGTTTATAAGTTTAAGATTCCGAATCGTATTCGTCCTGATAGAACGAACGAACAGCCCACTCCCGAAGAGCAGAGCGTTATTGACCAAACCATTTCTGCGCTAAATGATGCGGTAGACCGTGCCGAAGATGCTGAACAGGCGATTGAGAATATGTCCGTATCTGCTCAGACTTTGACAGAGGGGTCATCCGCAACAGTCACCAAGACCGAACAGGATGGAGTTGTACACCTTGCTTTCGGAATCCCCACAGGTGCAACAGGCGCACAGGGAGAGCGTGGCGAAAAAGGTGATAAGGGTGACACTGGTGCACAGGGTATTCAAGGCGAACAGGGAATACAAGGTGCTAAAGGTGACAAAGGCGATAAAGGCGATAAGGGAGACAAGGGCGATACTGGTGCGACAGGTGCGCAAGGTATTCAAGGCGCAAAGGGTGACACTGGTGCTGACGGCATCTCCCCGACAGTGACCATAACTCCCATCACAGGCGGTCACAGGATTACTATCACGGATAAAGACGGTGAGCATTCTGCGGACATTATGGACGGCACAGGGAACGTTGACGATGTGCAGATTAACGGAACATCAATCGTCAGTGATGGAGTGGCGAATGTGCCGATTGCAACTGCTACCAAGGCGGGCGTGGTAAAAATCCAAAGCGGTTATGGACTTACAATGTTTGAGGGCGTTGCTTGTTTAAAACTGGCAGAAAATGCGGCCGTCAAAGGAGGCGTTAATTATCTAAATGCCATTGTACCAAGCAATCAACACCTCGCAACCTTCTACGGTCTCGCCAAAGCCGCCTCTGACACAACCCAATCTCAGAGCAGTAATGCGGTGGGGGTGTATACGGATGAAGCAAAGGGCAAGATACAGACCATGTTAGGAATTGCAGACCTTATCGGTAACAGTGAGGGAGCAACGGCAAGTAAAGCCTATTCCGTAGGAGATGTGCTTTTGCATGACGGCAAACTGTACAAAGTAACGGCGTCCATCGCACAAGGTTCTGCTATCGTTCCGAACACCAACTGCACTCAGACAACCATCATCGACCTTTTGAGAGGAGTTTAAGAATGACATACTATTCAGAAAGAAAATCCGTGAAAGACGGAGCGGTTCAGCCCGTGGTATACAAGACAGGCACACAGGCAGAAATGGAATATCAGTTCCATCTTTTCTGCGCATCTGCCGTCAAGACAGACATCAGGGACATTGATTCCATCGAGTGGGGGACGGTCGAGGGAGGCGTTATCGAGCGGAAGAAATACACGAAGCCCGCTCCCGAACCCGAAGAGGTGAGCGAGGAATGATAATCACTCTCGATGAAATTGTATCCCTATATTCAACTGCGATGATTGTTGCGGTTATTGTGGGGCATTTTGTGGTAAAGCAGAGGTGACAGAAAATTGAAACCTTAACGGTTTGGAAGTTTCGGACAACTCATTTGTTGCCGTTACTGATTTTTAAAGCACTATTAACCACGGGGCGGGAAACCGCCCCTCACAAGAGGATACAGATTATGACGTATTATGCTCAAAGAAAAAGTATAAAAAATGGTATGCCCGTATCTCCTAATAACAGATATGGGACCCGGGCTGAGATGGAAAGGCAGTTTCATCTTTATTGTGCGTCTGCGGCAACAAACGAAGCAGATAACGATGTTGATTCAGTAGAGTGGGGAACAGTTGAACAGGGCCTTATTGAAAGAAAACAATGGACGAAAGTTGGATTTGAGCCCGGTCCTGAGACCGTGTAATACTTTAATTGAATTAGATTAGTTGAGGATATATTATGGCTGTACAGACATATAATTTGGGAGTAGTAACTGCATACGGCGATGCACGTGCCGGCGGATATACAGGAACATTAGAAGAATGGCGAGAACTTATGGCAAATTATGCTACGGTCAGTGAGCAAGCGGCACAAAGCGCAAGAGATGCGCAGTCTAGTGCTAACCTCGCTCAACAACGTGCAGATTCTATTACTAATTTAGTTGCAGTTGCCCAAACATTACCAAAAGAATCAAGTGCAACTGCAAATTACGCAGACGGCGTACTTACATTGGGTATTCCGAGGGGCGATGGAGACAAAGGCGATAAAGGCGATAAAGGGGATAAAGGTGATGTTGGTCCTGCCCCTACAGTTACAATTACTAGAATAACTGGAGGACATCGACTTACCATCACTGATGATACCGGCGACCATTCGTGTGATATTATGGATGGAACTGGAGTGGTAAATGATGTACTTGTGAATGGTAATAGTGTTTTAACCAGCGGTATTGCGAATATTCCTGTAGCATCTTCAAGTACATACGGAGTTGTTAAGCGTCAAACTACCGAACAGCAAGATAGAAACATAACTACTGCGATATTCGGCAACTCAGCGTATATTCTTAAAAACGTGGGTTCTGAATTAGCCGCCACTAGTATTAGTTCAACTGAGATACAAATTACTGATGGTCAACTTATAGCGGAAGGATATACATTAGGAATAGATTCAGGCACAACAGAATCATTAACTATTGAACCCGGCAGTTCAGGAATGTTACGAACTGATTTAATTGTTGCACGGTACACAAAAAACTCTGGAACAGGTGTGGAAGATATGCAACTTGTTGTTATCAAAGGAACTCCCGCCGCCTCTAACCCCGCAACTCCGACATATAACACTGGAAGTATTGCAAACGGAGACAGTCCTGTTGATTTTCCGATTTATCAAGTTAATATTAACGGAACCAGCATCACATCAGTGGATGCACTTGTTGGCACGGTGAACATACCCGACCTTATCAGCGACTCCATAAGTAATGCACTGAATAGTGCTCTGAGGTGGAAGATTTTTGGTGGTGGTTATGTACAAGGACAGGCATTTGTCACTGTTCCTGCGGCGGCAAAGGAAGTTTATGTCATCGTCTACATTAAATGGACATCGGGTGAAAAGGTCATGGTTGACTTCCACATCCCCATCGAACCGTTTGCTTTTGGTTCACCGACAAACTTCGCTCAGCACGTCAAATTCTACGGAACTAACCACGATGGCTATGTTTGCATTGAAGCACGTACTACAGATGGCACTAATTTCATGCGACTTTATGAGGCGCGTAACGGCAGTACAGACGTAACTTCAAACTCGTACTGTGCTTATATGTACAGATAGGGGATAACGCATGAAACCCACTCCCGAACCCGCAGAGGTGGAAGAGTAAGCAGACATTTAACGAGATAACTATTAACCACGGGGCGGGGAACCGCCCATCACAAGAGGATATGAGCCAATGGACCCTTCGATTAAAGGCGCACTTATTGGTGCGCTTGCATCATTAGTTGTTTGTCTGATTAATAATTATTTTCAACGAGCAGAATCAGATAGGCAAAATAATACTACAATAATGTTAATTAATTATCAAATTGAGGAACTCAAAAAAGAAGTCAGTAAACATAATGGTGTTATTGAGCGGGTCTATCAATTAGAGAAAGATGTTGCTATATTGAATGACCGCGAAGATGACGGAAAATAAGGAGACATAATGAGTAAAATTACTATATTTATTCCACCGCTTCCTAGAAAAGATTATTCATACAGATTAGGCGATGCGCAGATTATTCACGATGATAATAAAAACGCAATTGTAATTGACGGCGGTGAAGATAGTTTGTGCAATGAGATTATTAAATACTGTAAGTCTCATGGAATTACGCACATCACTTATATTCTCTCTCACTGGCACTATGACCATGACAGAGGTATGAAACTGCTTCTTGATTCTTCTATTATTGTGGATAAAATCTATTGTCCGCCTCCGGCAGATTTAACGAAACTGAGAGATTCAGATGCAAAGGATGATTATAGCCGAGCAATGACTAGAATTGCACAGGCTAATAAATTGAAGAAATCTATTATTTATCCTCCAGCAGACCAGTATACTACTATCAAAGTGGGAACTATTGTTTGTAAAATTTGGAGAAGAAGTGTTCGTCCGTCTGAAAATGTGGATTACCAAGTAAATAATACTTCTTTATGTTGCTATTTCCCGGATTTATATTACGCAACTACCGGTGATTCTATTAATGCGTTTGACGCCTTTCTTCAAACAAAGCCGGGAAAAATAACAGTATTTAAAATTCCGCATCACGGCAATGCGTGTACAACTAATCCTTGCACACTACTTAAAGAAGCGGGCGCTCAGATTTGCTGGTATAATCACTCTGAAAAATACGGAGTTGATGTTGGCGGTGATAGTTTTAGTAAATGGGGTGCGGGCTACTGTAAGAAGCATTTTATTTGCATCAGACCGTTTTATACTATTACTATGACTGCTTGTGATAAGAAGTTATATATCGAACAAAACGGCAGTAAGTGGTCATATGATATTCCGTATGATGGCAAGCCCAGCGCCAGCGGATGGCTTAAGGGCACAAAGGGTATGTGGTATCAGTACCCCGACGGAACATGGCCCACTGGTTGGGCATTCCTCAAGACGCAGGACGGCAAAGGCGAGGCGTGGCACTTCTTTGATAATGACGGCTGGTTACAGTACGGATGGATTAAAGATAATGGTTACTGGTACTTCCTCGACGAAAAAGACGGGCATATGCTGACGGGCTGGCTCAATCGGTACGGCCTGTTCTATCTCGAACCCGTCAGCGGCAAGAATCAAGGGCACGCTTACATGTC